ATGAAGATTTCAAAAATCACGATAAAGCAGCTCTTCGGGATTAAGGAATGGCAGGGGGATGGAAAGAACATTGAGCTTGTCGGAGACAACGGTACTGGAAAAACATCCGTTATTGACGCAATCAGATATGCTCTTACAAATTCCTCCGACCGTGAATTTATCGTAAAAAACGGAGAGACAGAGGGAGAGATTTACATAGAAACAGATAACGGTCTCTCCATTGACAGAAAAGCCAGAACGGCAATGACAGATTACAAATCTGTTAAACAGAACGGCAATGTAATTCCCAGTCCTGAGTCGTTTCTGAAAACAATATTCACACCGTTGCAGCTTTCCCCTATGGAGTTCATTTCTATGGATAAGAAAACCCAGAACGCAACGATCTTGGATATGATTCAGTACGATTGGAACCTTGATACCATCAAGGAATGGTTCGGGGAGATTCCGAGGGATGTAAATTACGAGCAGAATATCTTGGCTGTCCTGAATGATATTCAGGCAGAAAATGGTTACTACTTCATGCACCGTCAGGATGTAAACCGTGATATTCGTGCGAAGAAAGCAGTTATCGCAGATATTGGTAGTTCACTTCCTATCGACTATGACGGAGAGAGATGGGAAAAGGAAAACCTCTCAGACCTCTACACAGAGATTGAGAAGATCCGCAAGAACAACGAGACTATCGAAAAGGCAAAACGCCTTAGAGACAGCCACGATGGAAAAATCCGCTCATTCCAGGCAGACAAAGAAATTAAGATTGCCGCACTTGATACGGAAATGGCTCAGCAGGAAAAGAACATTGAGAGTGAGTTGGCACAGCTTGAAGAGAGAATAAAGGCTCTCAAAGAGAAGAAAGACGGTCTTGCCGGTGTAAAAGCGGACAAGGTAAAGGTAATTCAGTCGGAATATGAGGCATCTGTTTCTAAGTATGAGGCAGAACAGGCATCATACGCAGAATATGCAGATATGGAAACCACACCTATTGATGATCTTATGGCAAAAGCCAATGAGACTGAGAAGATGAAAGGCCATATCAATGAGTGGCGCAGAATGTTGAACATCCAGAAAGAGGTTGATGAGTTGCAAAGCGAGTCCAACAGTCTCACAGAGAAGATCGAACTGGCAAGAACTCTTCCGGGAACCATTCTGGAAACCGCAGAGATTCCGATTGAGGGTCTGACCGTTAAAGACGGAATACCTCTTATCAATGGATTGCCGGTAAGCAATTTGTCAGAGGGAGAAAAACTTGACCTCTGCATTGATGTGGCAATTCAGAATCCGGCGGGATTGCAGATCATCCTTATTGATGGTACTGAGAAACTATCTGAGGAAACCCGCACACGTCTCTATGAGAAGTGCAAAAAGAAAGGGTTGCAGTTCATAGCAACCAGAACCACAAGCAACAATGAATTAACAGTTATTGAACTGTAGGAGGAAACACTATGGCAGACGGAACATTTGACAAAGACTTAGATATGCTTATGAAACTCGCACTCTTAAACGGAATCCTTGACAAAGATAAAAAGGCAGAGGCTATTCCTTTTGCAGTTGAGGTAGTATGCACACCGAGCAATATTTTATGCCGTTGCAGTGGCAACAAAAAGATGCTTGAAGATATTGAGGGAGCAGATGAGTGGTTTGAAGAGACAAGTAACCTTGTAAGAGGGGTTATGAGTGAGCAGACAACTAAGTTTGCGAAACTGATGGAAAAGAAATTCGGTTTCACAACGTCAGAAGAACCTCTCGGAACCGGAAAGAATTTTGCTGATATTTTAGCCAAAATTCTTTCGGGGGGGGGCAGACGATAGCGAATAGAAAAAATAATCTGCCTGCCATAGCCTTTTCTTGGTAGGCAGATTCATAAAAATACAAGGAGGTTATTTATGGCAACAAAAGACACAAATTATTTAGTGGCAGTTCATAAAGGACTGGACGAAAGCCTTGAAAAACAGGTTGCGGCTCTGCCGGAGAAATTCAACAAGCAGAGATTTTTACAGAACTGCATGACGGTTCTGCAGGACGGACAGGCTGATTTTTCAAAATGTGAAGCACCGACCGTTGTGCGAACACTCTTAAAAGGAGCGTTCCTTGGTCTCGATTTCTTTAACGGAGAGTGTTACGCAATCCCTTACGGAAATCAGTGTCAGTTCCAGACGGATTACAAGGGAGAGATCAAACTGTGCAAGAGATATTCGAGCAATCCTATTCAAGACATTTACGCAAAGGTAGTACGCGAGGGAGATAAGTTTGAGGAAGTAATTGAAAACGGTAAGCAGTATGTCAATTTCAGACCTAAGACTTTTTCAAACGGAGAGATTATCGGTGCATTTGCGGTAGTTCTCTACAAAGACGGTTCCATGATGTACGACACCATGAGCAAAGAGGACATTGAACATACCAGACAAACATTCTCAAAGGCAGCAAACAGTAAGGCTTGGAAAGAAAGTTACGGAGAGATGTGCAAGAAAACAGTTCTCCGCCGACTGTGTAAGTTGATTGACCTCAACTTTGATACCGCAGAACAGTGTCAGGCATTTGAAGATGGTTCGGCATTTGATGTTAAGGAAAAAACGAAAGAGAAGTATCAGGCACAGGACATTTATCAGTCTCAGGATCAGAGTTCTCATAACGGAGATGAGGATTCTGATGGTGTGATTGATGGAACATTTAAGGAAGTAGATGAGTAACCTCATCGCACTTACCCCGGAGAATTACTACTCACAGGAAGCCAATATGCAGTATGTGTCCGTATCTCAGTATAAGGACTTCAATGGCACAACCGGAAAGTTAGGTTGTGAGGCTTATGCGATGGCAAAACTCCGGGGAGAAGTAGAGGAAGTCTCCACCACTCCGTTATTGGTAGGTTCTTATGTGGATGCCTACTTTGAGGGGACACTTCCTACGTTTTCCGCTCAGCACCCAGAAATCTTTTCATCCAGAGGTAAAACCGCCGGAGAATTGAAAGCAGAGTACAAACAGGCCTCTGCAATGATTGACAGGGCAGAAAAAGACAAAGTTTTTATGCAGTATATGGCCGGAGATAAGCAGGTAATTATGACCGGGGAAATCAATGGCATACCGGTAAAAATCAAAATTGATAGTTGTGATGGAAAAAGGATCACTGACTTAAAAACCGTAAAATCTGTTACAGAAACTTTTTATGCAAAGGATCTCGGACAGAGACTTAATTTCTGCGAATGGTGGGGATATGACCTCCAAGGGGCTGTTTATAGAGAAATATATAGGCAGAACACAGGTAAATTGTTACCGTTTTATATTTGTGCAATTAGCAAAGATAAGACTTCTCCAGGAAATATACCTCATCCGAGAATTAAGGTTATTGAAATTCCACCTATGGTTATGGATGAGAAACTGGCAGAGTTCCAAAGCAACATCATCAAGGTTCAACGCCTGAAAGATGGAGAAATTGAACCTCTGAGATGTGAGGTGTGCGACTATTGTGCCGACACTGAGGTTTTGGATGGGCCTATATCAATGGATATGCTTATGGGAGAGATTTAATGAGAGATTCAATTATTGTGGATATGAAATATGCGGATCTTGATATTATCAACGGTCAGTATGGGGTTGAGAGGCATCACTGCCTCGGAGGTCCCAACCGAAAAAAAGCAGATGAAGATGGCTTGTGGGTTCCACTCACACCAGAACATCACAGAACGGGGAAGATAAGCGCACACCAGAGCACAGAAGTGCAAAAACTGTTGCAGATAATAGCGCAGCTCTCCTACGAACTCAATGAGGTATCACAAGGACTTACCGTGGATGAAGCACGGAAAAAGTTCTTTGATAGATACAGAAAATTCTACATTTAGGAAAGGAAGTGATAAAAGTGGCAGAGAAACTTACATTGGCATCTATGTGTGCCGGAGGCGTTCAGGAAAGAATCGACAGAGCGTTGGCAAAGATTTCTGACAACATTCTCGATTTGAATACGGATGCCAAGAAGAAAAGAACTCTCGACATTAAGATTGTTCTCACTCCATCAGAGGATGATAGAGAAGATGTTGCTGTTGAGGTTCAGACTTCCGTTAAGTTGGCTCCTGAGATGGGACTGAAAACTCAGTTATTCATCAACAAGGACTTCCGTAGCGGCGTAACAACCCTTACAGAACATGCAAAGGGCGCAATCAAAGGTCAGCTTACTCTTGATGAGTGCGGTATGTGCATGGACCCGGAAAAGGATTCCACACCGACAGCAGAGGAACTTGGATGCGATCCTGAGACTGGAGAGGTACTGGAAGAAAAATCAGAACCTCCGAAAGAGGGAAAGAAAGTAATCAGCATGAGAGACGCAGTAAACAGTTAGGAGGATATTATGTTTTTCAAGGAAGCATACGAAGCTCTCAAACAGGGAGCTATCGTTAAACTGCCGGAATGGTCTGGATATTGGAGATGGGAGGATAATTCCATCAAAATGCACTGCAAGGACGGAAAAGTATTAGATATTCGTGAGACAGACAACGTTGACTACACGCTCACTTTCATCCTCAGAGATGATTGGGAGATTGCAGCCGGTCCCGATGTAAAAGACTTGAATATCCAGACATTCACATTCGGAGAAGCAGTACGCAGATTAAAAGCAGGGCAAAAAGTAACTCGTAAGGGATGGAATGGAAAGGGAATGTTTGTTGTTTACCAGAAAGGTTATCCGCAGGGTATTCCGTGTAATAAACAGACAGCCGAAGCGTGGGGACTCAATGAGGGAGATTTGTTTGTATGCAATCCGTATTTACAGATCCGTTGCGTTGACGGCTCACATTCCATGTGGGTTCCGAGTATCAATGATTGCCTTGCCGAAGATTGGTGCAGCGCACAGTAACAGGAGGAAAATATGTTAAAAGCAGCTATTGAGAAAATTCTTTCTCTCGATGCTCCCCATATTGAGGAAATTGAGGGAAGAACCTATGTAGACAAAGATATGACACAGATCGGCAAGGAACTCAGAGCAACCAGTATCACAATGAGTAATCTGAGCAGCCTTGTGGATTTCATCAAAAAGAGTAAAGCAGATTTCAAGACCGGTCATTACATCGCCCAGGTGGTATCTCCTACTGAGGTTCGTCTGTTCTCCGGTTTGGATGCAGACCGCCAGAGAGAAACACTGGCAGTTGTCAAAGCAGAGATCCCGGAGTTTTCATTCGGTCAGTTCATCGGAAACGAAGAGTTTGTTATCGGTGTGCAGTCCAAGTTCTTAAACGATGATGCTGAGGCAAATGATAAGCCGATCATCTTACAGTTTGCCGGAAATGTTAAGGCCGGCACTGTTGCAGAATACGGAGACACCGGAGTAGGACAGAAAGCGGCAATCAAGAAAGGCGTTGCCTCTCTGCAGGAAGTTGAAGTTCCGAGTCCTTGCCGTCTGATGCCGTACAGAACCTTTACAGAGGTTGCACAGCCTATGAGTAACTTCATTTTCAGAGTAAAGGACAATGATCGTTATGGCGTTACCTGTGCCTTATTTGAGGCAGATGGAGGCGCATGGAAGAATGAGGCGAAAGCCAACATCAAAGCGTATCTCGAAAAAGAACTTGCAGATGTATCAAACATCTTTGTGATTTCTTAAATAATCGTAACCCGTAAATATGTATCTGCAATTATCTCCTAAGATTGGTCTCTGAGGAAAATATGTCACGAAAGCCGCAGAATGCACAAACGGTTTACCTCCTTTTAAGAAATTCGATTAGTTAAATGGTATAAACCCCTGACAAGGATCTTTTGTTAAATTACCCAGGAGCCGTCATTCCGGCGGCTCCACCCATAATGAAAGAAAGGAGGACTTAGAGATGCACAAGGTTGTTATCAAAGGAAATTATTACGGCAGAACCAGAACCTTACCGGATCTTAACGATTACTTACATGAGTGTGCAAGGCATCCTCAGATGGGTGCAAAAATGAAAAGAGATTACCAGATGATCGTGTGTAACGCTATCAGGACGCAGTTGCCGAGACTTGCGATTACAAACCCTATCATCATTCATTACAACTTCTATGAACCAGATAAGCAGCGTGACAAGGGCAATATTTTTTCTTTTGCCGACAAGGTTTTTCAGGATGCTTTACAGAAATGCGGAGTGATTAAAAACGATGGTTGGAAAGAGATTGACAATTTTACGCATGACTTCTATGTGGATAAGAAAAACCCAAGGATTGAGATATTCCTTGAAGAGATAGAGAAAGGACCGTTCGATGGCTGAGAAAAAGTATTTTTGGCTCAAAATGCCCCGGAACTTCTTTGAAAAACACTATATCAAGATACTTAGAGCAAAGGATAATGGCGATCTTTTGGTTATGTTCTATATATGGATGATTACAGAGTCAATCGACCATGAGGGCAAACTGCGATTTTCCGAAGATATTCCGTATGACGCAGAAATGTTGGCGGAAGCGTCCGGTTTTGCGTTACAGATTGTTACACAAGCGTTACAACAATTTTCAAAATTACAGCTTGTGGTTACGGAAAGTGACGGCACGCTATTTTTACCAAAATCTCTGAAAATGATTGGGTCTGAATCGGCATCCGCACAGAGGGTTAGGGAGTATCGGGAGAGAGAAAAAAACAAGACAAAACCAACTGAGACACCAGAAAACACTGGATGTAACGAACGTGTAACAGAGAGTAACGTTGATGTTCAAAAAGGTAACATAGAGAAAGAGTTAGAGAAAGAGTTAGAGAAAGAAAATAAAAAAGGGGGAAAGAGGGAAACTACCCAATCAATTTTTGAAAGGCTTCTCCCTGAGTACACCATATCTGATGTAATGGCAGATAAACTTCGCGAATGGTTCAAGTATAAGGCGGAACGGAAAGACGGATATAAGGAACAGGGCATGAAGTCGTTGTTAAAACAGGTTGCCAATAAGGTCTCTGTCTATGGAGATACTGCCGTATGCAATCTTATTGATGAATGTATGTCGAATGGATGGAAAGGCATTATTTGGGATAAATTGCAATCATCTTCTGCATACAGAAATAGCGGAGATCGCATTGGAAACAGAGTAAAGGATGTGGATGGCTGGTAATGGAAAGAGAAGAATTTAAGATTTTGGTAAAAGCTATGAAAGCGGTCTACGCACAGCCGACATTCATACCAGATAAAGACGCTTTCGATGTGTGGTATGGATTATTACAAGATCTTCCGTATGAGCAGGCAAACTTGGCAATACAAAAGTACATGACGAGTGAACGTTTTCCTCCAACCATCGCAGATATTCGCACTAAAGCAACGGAGATTATTGCTCCGGCGGAAGAAAGCATGAGTGAACTGCAGGCATGGGCGTTGGTACAGAGGGCGTTAAGGAACTCCGGTTACAACTCAGAAGAGGAATTTGCAAAACTGCCGGAGGCGTGCCAAAGAGCTGTTGGAACGGCGGCAAACCTCAAAGAGTGGGCGTTGATGGATTCAGACCAAGTGGCAACCATTGAACAGTCGCACTTTATCAGGAACTATCGTACTTCGGTGCAGCGGATGAAAGAAGAGGCACGTCTGCCGGAGAATGTAAGGATGCTCATAGCCGATATGGGGAAGAAACACGCAGCACTTATGGAAAAAGCAGTAGACCCACAGATAGAAATGCAAAAAATTGAAGTGCCGGAGGAAAAGACCGAACCACCATCCGGTATGTCAAACGAAACCAGAAAGAGACTGGATGAAATGTATGAGAAGTTCGGTGTTAAAAAGTAACGGAGGAAAGGGCAGCGCGCATAAATCCTGGGAACCTCTGAAATGGATTGAGAAAATTATCATACAAAGAGATGAGGGAAAGAGGATTGTGTCCGAAGTGTGGTAAAGAAAACCCAACGCCGGAAAGATCCATGTGTCCTGACTGTGCGGCAAGAAATTCTGAATTACGCAAGCAGAACCGAAAATACCATGAAAGGATTGGGATATGCACTCATTGTGGGAAAAATCCAGCAGAACCTAACAAAAAGCTATGTTATGAGTGCTTGGGTCAATTTCAAGATAGTTATTCGGAAAAAGGGAAAACCGATGAACAGAAAGAGAAAGATCGGCTGAGGAAAAGGCAGTTAAAACAGACACGCATCGAAAACGGACTATGCCCCAGATGCGGAAAACATCAATCACAGAATGGTGGTTTATGCCAGAGATGCAGGGCGTATCTGAAAAATTACAGAGACAAAAACCGATGCGATTTGTCACGTTCAGAGAGACCGGACTACGGCATTTGCTATATATGTGGCAAAAATCCAACAATGAAAGGGAAAAAGGTGTGCGATAAGTGTTATGAAACACGGCTGAGTACCTTACCGGCAATGTGGGAAAATGCTAATAATGACTACTTCCGGCAGCTTAATTATGCGAGATTTTGCATGATAAAAAATCAAAGAAAGGAGAAAACGAGTGGATCAGATTTCAATGTTTGATTTAATGTACCCAACATTTAAGACTGACAACCCAGTGCGATTGATAGAATTGTTTGCCGGGGTTGGTTCTCAGGCGATGGCACTTCGTAATCTTGGCGTACCGTTTGAACATTACCTTATGTCTGAATGGGAAATGCACGCCACGGCATCATACAAAGCTATTCACATGGCGGACGATGATACGGATTACAGTGCAGAAATGAGTTCTGAGGATGTTATACAGGCACTTACTCAGTTGGGAATATCCGTGGATGGAAAGAAACCTCTCACGGAAGAGCAGATAAGGAGTCATTCATACAGTGACGCATGGCGCAGAGAATGTTACAACAACATAAAAGCCACGCACAACCTTGTCAACATTTGCTCAATGAGGGGGGGTGATCTGGCAATAACGAATACTGACAGATACACCTACCTTATGACGTATTCGTTTCCATAAGACCTTGCCAGGACTTATCACTCGCCGGAAAGATGCGAGGAATGAAAAAAGGATCAGGAACACGTTCCGGGTTACTGTGGGAAGTTGAAAGACTTCTGAATGAGACAGAAAATCTTCCCCAGATACTTCTCATGGAGAATGTGCCACAGGTTATCAGCGCAGACAACATAGACGATTTTCATAGCTGGTGCAGCTTTCTTGAAAGCAAGGGATATAAGTGTTATACGCAGATCCTCAATGCAAAGGATTACGGAGTGGCACAGAACAGAGAGCGTTGCTTCATGGTATCTATTTTGGGAGATTATAATTACAAATTTCCGCAGCCGGTTCCACTGGATAAGACAATGAAAGATTATTTGGAGGACGAGGTAGACGAAAAGTATTACATCAACTCTGAAAAGGCACAGAAACTCATCAAGGACTTACGAGAGAGCGGTCAGTTAGACGGTATCTCAAAAACCGTTAGGGGGGGCAGAGGCTCAGTAGACCGGCATCATTGGGATGCGGTGTTACAGAAGTAGACAGCTCAGATGAACCATGAGCCGGCCATTGATTGTGGCTCATACGGGAACAGGCGGAGAAAGAGGACGTATAATGTCCCCGGATGGCATATCAGTGGCATTGTCGGCAACGGATTATAAAGATCCACCGAAAGTTTTAGTGGAGGAAAAAGTAAATGGCAGACAGAATAATCGTAGTCGGCTCACTGAACCCGGAAAAAGAAGTCCAGGACAGGGTCCGAGTTTTATCGGGGGGGGTATTTGCCAAGCAATAAGGGCAACAGACTACAAAGATCCTCCGAAAGTGCTTGTGGAATCTACGACCCATACAATAAAGCATTGTACAAAATGATATGTCCTACCCTATTGGCGAGCGACTACAAACATTTGAAATATGTAATTGAGGAACTATGAAATGGCAAATAAGGTACGCTGCATACAACTGGGGAATATCGCCGTAGGAAAGAGTTGGGATAATCCTCAGAGCGGAAGAATTTATTCCGTAGACGGAATTGCCCCGACCTTAAACACTTGTGGGGGGCAATTTGGAACCAAAGATATTAGAAATCAAGGAAAGGAAAGAAGATATTGCAGACCGGGATTAAGAGGTTAGGCAATATTCTCCCCACTTCCACGAGAGAGAACCCAAACCAAGGGCGAGTGTATGATACCGGCGGCATAGCTCCGGCGATTACGAGTGGGGGGGTACTGTACCTTGCATAATAACAGAGACGGAGGCGAAAACGTGGTTGAAAGAATCATTGTTGCAAGCAGAGGGCGAAACCCAAGCAATCCATCAGACAGAACCACAGGCGCACCAACGGAACAACGGTTAGAGCCAAACTCAGAGGGGTTGTGCAATACACTTACTTCCGTCCAAAAAGACAACTATGTTTTGGAGATAAGAGTAAATGGGGATTGACTTTGCGATATGCCGTTGCGTCAGAACTGAATACGGCAAAAGGATAAGAAAATTATACGAAAGCCACCAGATTTCAGAAAAAAGAGGCAATATGACTCAACTTGAAGCAAGAACTGATGGCATATCCAACACCCTCACAACTGTTCAAAAAGACAATCTGGTTTTAGAGATAAGGACGGTGGATGATGGATAGAGAGTATGTAGGCATCCGGCAGGCAACACAGAAAGGTTATATCGAATGTGAGATTGGCGGAGTTGCAGATTTCTCATACCCAACAAGTAAATTACGGCGCGGAAGAGTGCAAGGCGGCGGTCATGTATGCCCTACACTTACATCCCAAAGCATGGGGATTTGCCGTATTGAGAAAATTGTTCGGGGGGGGGCAGGACGGTATGCAGCATAGTGACAATCTCGCGGAAAGGAGTACAGAAATGGCAAAAGTAGGGCAGATTTCCAACGAGGGAAGTCAATGCGGATCTGTTTATTCTGATAATGGCAATTCTCCAACGTTGACCGCCGGAACGCATGGAGATGCGAACTCAAAGGTTTGCACAGAGTACCGCATAAGAAAGCTCACTCCAAAAGAGTGCTGGCGGCTGATGGATTTCTCAGATGCAGATTTCCATAAGGCGGAGAAAGTAAATAGTAAGACACAGCTTTATAAGCAGGCCGGAAACAGTATCGTGGTAAATGTTCTGGTTGCAATCTTAGGGCAGTTATTCATCGGAAAAGAGGATGTATATAGAGACTGCAAGGTAAAGAAATAGGAGGCAATATGCAGAAATTAAAACAGATGGTGGTAATGAGAGAAAGCCACGAAAGAGACGAGGGAACAATGGGATTTCACGATTATGTGACAGTGAAAGAGGACTTCAATAAATTCGTGGACAGAGTAACAGAGGCTTGCGAAACAGTTAATGGCAAATTCTTGGGAGTTTCTTATCCTAACGAAGATACCGCCGTTATTCTGTATAGATGGTCTGACGGATTACATTAAATTTTTTTGAAGAGAATGTTTAGTCAGACAAACAAAATTATGAAAGAAAGGAGAAAAATCGGTATGTTAGGAAAAACTGCAAAGGGAAAACAGGCAGAGGATAAAGAGACTGAGTATGCTTCCTATGAGATTTGCCGGAAGAGCAAAGTGGGAGAGTATATTCAGGCAGGGCAGGAGTTTTTTGTGGCTGATATGAAAAAGAAAAAGATTTACAGCTCCAATGATCTGCGCCTGAGAGAGTTATCGGAAAAAGTAGACTCTGAGGACACATTCGTATTCAAAGAAGCAACTTATATGTAAACAGGAGGACAGTTTTATGAGCAACAGCAGTAATGGAAACAGTGGAAAAGCATCAGGCGGTATCGGATTTTTCGGAGTGTTACAGCTTATCTTAATCACTCTGAAATTATGCAAAGTAATCACATGGTCTTGGTGGTTAGTTCTTCTACCTATCTGGATTGGGGTTGGACTTACGGCAATTCTTATTGTAATCATCGTGATCGCAACAATTTTGAAGTAGGAGGGAAAGACATTGACGCAGGAGCAGATGAGAAACCTCAACACCATCGTAGAAACATATGGAAACGATGCACAGGAGGATATGGCTATTGAAGAGTGTTCGGAACTCGTCAAAGCCATTCTGAAATTCCGCCGTAGCGATGAGAAAACAGCGGAAACGAGAGAAGCAGTGATAGATGAAATTGCAGATGTGCAGATTATGCTCTCACAGTTGGAAATTATTTTTAACTGCGTAGCAGAGGTAGAGGATCGAATTGATTTCAAAATCAATCGACAGATGGGGCGAATTAAGGAAAGAGAGGCAAAACGTGATGTTTGTTAAGTCTCAGGATGGAGCGGTAGTTCTGAACAACGACAAGGTAACAGAATACAGCACGGACAGCAAATATGATGGGCGGTACAAAGTTGCTGCCCTCGTAGGAGAAAGCAGAGTAGTGATTGGCAGATACTCCACGAAAGAAAAATGCAGAATGGCGATTTCAATGCTTATGGACTGCTACACCATGAATTTGCTGTTTGAAAGAGGACAGGATGAAAACCCCAGAGACTTAGTATGTGAATATGTGGCGGATCAACCACTTGGAGTGTTCGAGATGCCGCAGGAGGATGAAATCGAATAGGAGGACACTATGAGCAAAGAGTTTTATAGAGGGGAAATCTTCTATATCCGCAACGAGAGCGAATATAGCGGAAATGTACAGGGGGGGGGTAGACCGGCGGTAATCATAAGCAATGACATTGGAAACAATGCGGCTCCCATATTGGAAGTGGTTTACCTTACCACTCAGGAAAAGAAACCGTTGCCGACACACGTTAAGATCAACAGTTCAAAATATCCGTCCACCGTGCTTTGTGAGCAGATTGATACGGTAAACAAAGATAAGGTTGGAGATTACATAGGACAGTGTTCTATGGCAGAAATGAAAAAGATTGATGCAGCGTTGGCGGTAAGCATCGGCATTGGAATTAACATCAAATCGAATGATCTGGTAAAGAAGTGGGCGGAAGCTGCAAATGAAGTAGTGGAGCCGGAGAAGAAAGAACCTGAACCTGTTGTGGCAAAGGTGGAGATGCCGGACATTGAGACACAGTTGGAAATCGCAAAAATCACAGCCGAGAGGGACGTGTATAAACGGTTATACGAGGCGGCAATGGCACGGAGATAGGAGGAAGCATGGCTCTAATAAAGAGAGATAGAGAAAACTTCTGGATGTTAAATTGGCTTGATGAATACATGACCGGTCACAAAGGATTTATATGTGGAGGATGTTTCAAAAACATATTCAATAAAGAAAAGGTAAAGGATCTTGATATTTTCTTTGAGAATGAAAGCGATTTTGATGATGCGGTACAGTATTTTGACAGCCAGACACCCGGATATGACGGAGACGATGTAAGAGATGAGAAATATCATTTCCACTACGAAAACGACAATGTAAAGGCGTACAAACACATTGAAACAGGTGTTGTGATCGAACTTTGTTGCAAAATATTTGGAAAACCGGAAGAAATTCTGAATAAGTTCGACTTCACAATCACGAAGTTCGCATATTACAAAGAGGAAGTAGAGGATGAAACTGGTGCGGTAGCGGAAAAACAAGAACTTCCGTTTGAAACTCTGGAAGATGAACGTTTCTTAGAGGAAATTGGAATAGCGGAAACACACATTGAGTACAAAATCCTGATGGATGATGCGTTTTTTGAACATCTGCATCTTAAACGGATTGTAATTGATAAAGATATTCCGTTTCCAATGAGCACTTTTGAACGGATGCTGAGATATGCAAAGTACGGATATTTCCCATGCAAAGAAACAAAGATGAAGATAATCAATGCACTTAGGGATTTGACAGACGAACAGGTTGAATTATCTGAAAGTCTTTATGACGGCATGGATTAAGGAGGAAAGATGAAAAAGACAGCGAGAGTAATTATCACATCAAAGTGCGACCGGAAGTGCCCGGGGTGTTGCAACAGCAAATTGGACTACACATCATTGGCGAAAGTGATTGGCGGTATCACGGCATTAAAGGACTATGAGGAAGTTGTGATTACTGGCGGAGAGCCTATGATAAATCCGGCACAACTCTACACAGTCATTAAAATGCTCAGAAAGCAGAATAAGAGACAGAAAATCTATCTTTATACGGCTTGTCTGACAATGGACGATCATCCGGTAATTTTAAAACACTTGGATGGTATCACAGTAACAGTCCATGCAGAAGCCACAGATGAGGATATTCGTAATCTGAAATACATGAGTTCCAATCTCTACGATGAGGACTTGGATATGCGCCTGTTTATCGACAAGAGGGTGTACGACAGGTACGACTTATCTAATATCTGCATGAAAACATGGGATGTAGCGAGAAAACTGGAATGGAAAGAAAAGTGCGATCCGGCAGAAAACGAAGAACTGTTTTTGTGGAATCTTTATTAAGGAGGCTGCCATGGAAACTTATAGAGTTGTATCAATTACAGACAGAAAAGGCAATCCGAGAATTGAGGGCAGATACCCTCTCAGAGTAGGGAGAATGTGCAAGAAACCCACTCCAAGAAACGGAGATGCCATGATGATTGAATGGTTGGCTCAGCCGGATGGAACACCGTATGTCGGCATGATTGTTACGAGTACAGTTATCGGATTCAAGACCGAGGATAGAGGAAAATACATTGAGGTAACAACCAGAAATTCAATCTACACATTTGAGAGAGTATGAGAGAAACAGAAACTTTTGAGTATATCCGCCGGAAGTACCCGGACAAGGAAGAAACATGGAGAAAAATCACACGGCTTGTTAAGTTTGATGAGAATTTGGAAGTAAAGAGTGTGCATGACTTCAACATGGAGTGCTACATATCATCATTTGGCAGACTCATACGGAATGGGATCCTATGCAATATGGCATACGGAGATAAATACGATATTTCCAGTATGTTCACAGATACGGACGGAAACCAAGTACGGTTTAAGAGACACCAGATTGTTATGCAGACTTTCTTCATGGGAGACAGACGGCGGTATGACACCGTAGACCATATAAATAACATGGAAAGGTTTGATAACAGCATATACAACCTCAGATGGGCGGACAAGGGCGTACAGTGCGGAAACCGCAAGGACAAGCCAGGAAAACACAGAATGGTTATCTGCATAGGCGATGAGGAAGAAATCTCTTTCTCATGCCGGGAGGCGGAACGACTGTACAACCTACCGCCGAACTCGGTCGGTAAGGTATGCCGCGGAGAACTAGAATCCATATATGGTTATAGATTTGGATATTTATAAGGAGATCAGAGATGGGAAAAGATTGGACTGGAAATGGCAAGAGTATTTTTACAACTCTTGGTGCATCCAACCACACAGAGAAAGAAAGAGAGATTAACGACTACTATGCGACAGACCCTATCGCAGTAGACGCATTGTTACAGGGGGGGGGCAGAACTGAATCATAAGATTTGGGAGTGCTCTGCAGGACAAGGACACTTATCAGAACGCCTCATAGGACTTGGGTATGAGGTACGCAGTACGGATCTTATCGACAGAGGGTACGGAGAGGGCGGAATAGACTTCTTGCAGACAACAGAAATGTGGGATGGCGATATTCTTACCAATCCTCCATACAAGTATGCGAAAGAGTTTATCGAACACGCAATGACAATCATACCGGATGGGAGAAAAGTGTTCATGTTCCTTAAATTACAATTTTTGGAGGGAAAGGCCAGAGGCGAGCTGTTTAAGAAATACCCTCCGAGATATGTATATGTGTCACGCAGCCGTATTCTGTGCGCCAAAAACGGAATGTTTGAGGAAATGAAAGCCGGAGGCGGAAGTGCAGTTGCGTATGCGTGGTATGAGTTTCAGAAAGGTTATAAGGGAGTGAGCATTATTAAGTGGATAAATTAGATTTTGGTTACTACAACATGGACTGTATGGCCGGCATGAAACTTTTCCCTGATAAATACTTTGATGTGGCAATCGTAGACCCACCATACGGAATCAATGCGCCGAACATGGCGATGGGAACCAATAAGAGCCGGACGAAGAACGGTTATCCATCCGAAAGCACCGCAAGCAGATTGAAACGGAGTGGACAGGTAAAGGAATGGGATAGCAAACCGCCAACGGAGGAATACTTCAAAGAATTGTTTCGCGTATCGAAAAATCAGATTATATGGGGCGGAAATTATTTCAATCTGCCACCAACAAAGTGCTTTGTTGTATGGGATAAGGTGCAGCCGTGGGATGCCTTTTCGCAAGCGGAGATTGCGTGGACTTCTTACAATCTCCCAGCAAAACTGTTCAGATACTCAAACACTGGCGGAACAAATTCAGAGAAGCGCATCCATCCAACCCAGAAACCGATAGCATTGTACGAATATCTAGTAGGTGCTTTTAAGCTATCGGGGGGGGTGGTACTTGACACCCATGTAGGATCTGCGTCAAGCCTCATTGCATATCACAGAAACGGCGTGAGGTTTGTAGGGTTTGAGATAGACACCGAGATGTACGAGGTTTCAAATGCGAGACTGGAAAGAGAAAAAGCACAATTATCCCTATTCGATTTAGGGATGGAAAGGAATGGAGATGAGTAGTTTTGTACCGATTTATGCGGTTGATTTTGACGGAACACTCTGCGAAAGTAAGTGGCCCGGAATTGGCGCGCCGAACAAAAAACTGATACAGCATCTTATTCAACGCAGAACTGAGGGAGCAAAAGTGATCCTTTGGACTTGCAGAGTGGAAGAACATCTGAAAGAAGCGGTGGACTGGTGCAGTAAATTTGGCTTAGAGTTCGATGCGGTCAATGATAATCTGCCGGAAAACGTTGAAAAATATGGTAACAATCCAAGAAAAGTGTATGCCACTTGCTATATTGACGATTTGGCTGTGGATAAAAGAAAATACGATCTTCCGTTTCATGCGGACGAAAAGATCGACTATTCAAAATTCGATAAATACCCTCTCGGAAGTGAGTGGATGTTAAAGACGGAATATGCAGAGCTTCCGGTGGTAGTAGAAGAGGTAAATGTTTTTCACGGGTATATCAGTGTAAGAAGCACGAGCGAAGAGGATAAATTTAGATATTTTAAGGTTCACCGTGATATTGAATGGTTTTATGACAAATTATTTCCAAAGGAGTGATGCGTTTATGAAGAAAAAGAAAATCAATCCGCAAGAATTTGACTGTGGATGCTGTGGAAATCAGATTTATAAGAGCCGCCTTAGAGACGAGGTAAAGTGTTGTTATTGCGGTTATATCAATCATGTAGGGAAATACACAGGTAGGAGGAAGAGACTTGGATAAAACGAAAATAGAGTGGGCTGACAGCACATGGAATCCGATTACCGGCTGCCGCCATAAATGCCCTTATTGTTATGCTAGAGGTATTGCAAACCGCTTTGTATCACGGAAAGGATGCCATCTGGTAGAACCTGAGACATACAAACTCGGAGACGATGGTTCTGAAACTTATGAGATCAATGAGCAACCGTATTATGTTGATGATGAGACCGGAAAACAATTCAGATGTGCCTATCCGCATGGATTTGTGCCGACAATCCACAGATACCGCATGGGAGAATACAGAGACAAAAAGAGGCAGAGAAATATCTTTGTCGGTTCAATGTCGGATGTGTTTGGAGAGTGGGTTCCTGATAGATGGATCAGGGAAGTGTTTAATGCTTGTGAGAAAGCTCCACAGCATAATTACCTCTTCCTCACGAAGAATCCTGGAAGATATATGGAGCTGCATCATTACGGAGAATTACCACTCAGAGATAATATGTGGTACGGAACGACAGTCACAGATCCAGATACGGAGTATATGGGGCAGGACGGACACTATGAGTTCCATACGTTTTTGTCAGTAGAGCCTATACTGGCAGACTTCGGAGAGCTGAGTGAGAAATCATACATCCCGGAGTGGATAATCGTAGGAGCTGAGACTGGCAGCAGAAAAGATAAAGTCATACCAAGGCGAGAATGGATTGAAAATATTGTGGAGCAGTGCAGAAAGTACAACATACCGGTATTTATGAAACCAAGCCTCACGGACATTTGGGGCGAAGAACTCATTCAAGAGTTTCCGAAAGCCCTTATCCATGCCTGATTTATTCCAGAGCATTGATAAGAATATGGTTAAATCGCCGGTAGCGTACTGCAAAACACACAAAGGGTATCTATCAACGAAGCAAATGAAAGTCCATAAGTGCCTGCAGATAGGATGCACTGGACTAGAAAGGTTGGAACATCCCTATTGGGAGGAACGCCAACGGAAAAAGGATGAAGCAAAGAGGAAAAAGAAACAACAGTAAATTGATTCACGTTTCATTTGATGAAGTAGAGAGATTTGTTCCGAGAGTTCCGAAACAGATTTGCCCGGATGAGGACAACACCACTCCAAGGATATGCGTAGCGCCTAACATATTGAGCGCAATCCAAGCGATGCCGCAAGGCGGAACAGTGGCGTACAACATGGCAAGAGTCGGTGTGCCGGTTGTTATCCATGCGTATTACATAGAGAGTGATGCTATCCTCATGCCGGAGCAGATAGCGGATAAAGTGCCGGATGCTGTTGCCACGGGAGAAATGTGGGTTATGGCAGTTCCGACAGCGGCCCGCCGGATAGACTATGAGATTGTTGATCCGTATGTGCCTATGAGGATTGATAGGAATGGCACGAGAGAACGATTTCTTGTATGGTACGGAGAATTGAAACGGGTTCGGTATCAGGATAATTGGAGAAATCTATCTACCAGAACAGCCAGAAATCAAAAGGCGGTAGAGTGGTTTATGGAAAATAAGCCAGACATATCGTACAGAACATTTATGTCAAATATGGACGATGAACTATTGAAATCATTCCATGTGGAATTACAGGAGGTATGGGAGTGAACAAACAGAAGAAATTAGCAAAACAGAACACGCCGTTGTATAAGAGAGTACCGACACTTAATCTGGTGGACTATTCAGATATAAAAGTGCCGCTAGTAGTGATATATGACAGCCCGAAAGACTTTCCGGGAAAAGTGGTGGCAAGAGTATGGGACGGAGAGAAGAATCGGCCAACGAATGTTTACTGCGAATATGAAAACCTTAAAAGATGCGGAAAATGACAGATGAGCAGTTGGTACATTATGTTGAGGACAGAGTGGAGAAAGCCAGAAGTGAGGGTTTTAATCAGGGTAAAAAGTCCTCCGGCGGAGCGGATATTAACAAATTTCTCAAAGAGATTTCCTCGATCAAAGGAGTCGGAGATGCTACAATCTGCAAAATTGCGGATCATTTCAGAAAGGCAGGAAACCAGAATGAATAAGACGGCTTTGCAGATGTTCGAGGAACGGAACGAAAAGGCGTGCTGCCTTAACTGCGAAAAGCTGATAGTTAAACACACAAAGACAGGACATATAAATTTCTGCGGAGAGAGCGAGAAAATCATTCTGGATATGTTTCTTGATGTCGGAACCAACTTCTCAGGGTGCAAATATGCAAGAAAGGAGTCAGCCGATGATTAAAACATGGTTCAAGGAGTACGAAAAGATCAAGGACAAGGCAGTTGTGGTATATCCGTATGAGTGGGATTGTATGTCAGAGAAACAGCGGAATAAGATTCTTTCCAAGAAAACCGTTATTATGAGCGGAGAAAGCGGATATGCCTGTAAATATTATGAGATTATCGGAAACGTAAATAATCTGTCCGACCATGACTGTGCAATCATAGCAGACGGTGGAAACCTATGTTTTGGTTACAGAATGGAGGGACGGAAAATAGTGGTATACACGGATTAAGGAGGATATGTGATGATTACAGCAAGAGAATTAGCAGAAAAGCTTAATGGGAGAGCATACGGAGATAGTTTTGACGATGTGAAGCAGGAAGCAAAGGAAAGCGGTCTGGTTATTGTTTACGGTGCATCTGATGATCTCATGGAGTTTGATGGGGCAATCTATGATGAGGGCGGTTGCTTCGATGGAGGAAGAGTATACTTTGACAGAAACGGTGTGGATCAGGAGGGAGAAGAACGTGCAAACTGGATAGATGCTGTCTGGTGTGATGGCATGAATAGGGACGGACTTCCGGCAGCATGGACTTACAAAACAGACATTCCTTGCGAACACTTTGACATCTGGGAAGATGGAGAGATTTATTGTGTAGGTCTTGTATTCTCAATCGAGGATCTGAAATGAAAACCGCTGAAACTGTAGCACTGGAAAAAGCAATCAGACGGGCCACAAGAAAGACCGGTGTATTTAGCTGCTATGAGGTAACAATCGGATTTTGCGGAAGAGAAAGAGTTGATTACATGACCTATGACACCAAGGGAGTGTTCCGATGCTATGAAATTAAGGTGTCGAAAGCGGACTTCCATAGTGCTGCTGCAAAATCCTTTGTAGGCCATTACAACTATTATGTTCTCACAAGGGAATTATACAATCAGGTCAAGGAAGAGATACCGGACTGGATTGGTGTCTATATCGGAGATTACTGCGCCAAGAAAGCAAAGAAACAGGATTTATCCGGCAGAGAGTATAAAATGCGCCGTTCGGTCAATGGACGCAGTACAGAGGTATCTACTCTGTGGGTAGATATGCTCAAAGAGAGCATGATTCGTTCGTTGTATCGGGATTCTGATAAGCTGATACAGACGGAGGATGAGCATTATATAAGCCGTCTCAGAAGTCAGATTGATAAGGCAAGGACTGAAAGGGACAGAGAATCCAAGAAGTACCTCAGATTGTGGAAAGCCGTAAGGAAAGAATTTGGCGATGAAAAGGCATGGGAACTCATAGAAAAGGCAGAGGAATAAAACCTCTGCCTTAAATCATTTCCTGCCATTTATGGCAATCACTACATCATCAAAACCGGAATCAGAGTAGCAAGTGCCCTCCTGAGAAAGAGTTGTACCGGGCTGCAATTCCTGGTTATCATCCATAAAAGATAATTCGCTAAAATTAACCATCTTCCCATCTTTAATGTACACCACATCCATCAACACATAATCTACGGCGGAAGTTCCGTTGTTTGTCACGGATGCAACAATGCCGCTGTCGGTAGTATTGTAGTCAACGGATAAGTCAGAATAGACAGGAGAGTATTCCTTTTCCTCTGATACCGACAGTGTGTAATCGAAACTATCAATCTTATCCCATTCATCAAATGTGGTCCATATACCGGCTGTTTGCCCTGGAGCAACCGCTTTTGTTCCATCGCTGGAAGAACCAACCATACTGCCGGAAGAATCCAATGCGGTCACATTCAGATCAATACTCACAACCTTATCTGAATTGTTTGTTACATACATAACGTAATACATAAAAGAATCATCCACAGTACAGGAATAATCCTGCGTACTCATCAAATCTGCAAGGTCTGTTTTGTCTTTACTTTCTGTCGTAGTCGTGACCGCAGTAGTGCCATTTTTGGTAGATGTACCGCCGCCACAACCAGTCAAAAGAACGGCCGACAGTAACAGTATGGCAAAATATCTCATCTTCATAGACATATCCTCCCTATATAAATGTTTAGTCCATTATACATCAATGTGTCTATCAATGCCACATTATTCGCTTGCCTTGAAATTATATATAGGTTTCAGAATCGCAAGAATATCAACGGTTTCTCCAATACATTCCACAATCTCATCAATAGGCTTGTATGCCATCGGTGCCTCATCTATGGTTTCCTCTGATACGGAAGTAGTGTAGATGCCATCCATAGAGTTTGAATAATCACTCATGTTTAGAGTTTCCTTTGCTTTCATCCGTGACATAAGCCGTCCAGCTCCATGCGGCGCAGAACAGTTCCAATCCTCATTTCCCTTGCCAGTTCCGAGAATACACCCATCACGCATATTGATAGGGATAAGAACCTTTTCTCCGTACTTGGCAGAGATAGCACCTTTACGGACGATGTTGGAGTCGTGGTCGATATAATTGTGGATGCACTCAAAGAAGTCCGGCATATCTGCATCAACACCCCATCCCATGTGATTGCATATAATCTGAGCAATCATAACACGGTTCATGTAGGCAAACTTCTGACATATCCTCATATCATGGAGATACTGTTCACGGTACTTACCCTCTAAATAACAGAGGTCTTTCGGCAATTTCGGAGTGACAGCACGGAAGTTTCGGCGCAGCTCCTTGATTGCGGATTCAATCTCAGATTTTCTTCCAGCGGCTTTGTAGTCGGCAATGAGCTTTTCCTGACGATCATACAAATCATCCTTACCGCACATCAACTCATAGGCAAGGTTCTGATAGTAGTCTGCCACCTGTTTCCCAAGATTGCGGCTGCCAGTATGGATAATCAGATACTTATAACCGTCCTCTGCAACATCAACCTCAATGAAATGATTGCCACCGCCGAGAGTGCCAATAGAGCGTTCGAGACGTTTGGTATCTTTTAATTCCCGGTAACAATAAAGCTCTTTCAATTCTTCAAAACGCATTTGCCGCCCATCATGCACATTTTTCCCACTTGGAACATAGGTGCGGATAACACGATCTAAAGTATTCAATGTAACAGCATTAAAATCCCTATGTCCTAAACTGACGCAAAGCATACCGCATCCAATATCCACGCCAACGATGTTTGGAATTACTTTGTTTCCGAGATCCGCGGTAAAGCCAATGACGCATCCCTTTCCGGCGTGAACATCCGGCATGATACGAACCTTACAGTCCTTAAAGGCATCCTGAGACAGAAGAGTGTTAATCTGTTCCAAAGCCTCATCTTCGATGGTTTTTGCATAAACTTTCAAATTACTCATAGTGATCCTCCTATACTTTGTATGTTTTGTTATTTCCAGAATTTCCATTGTATTTTGTGAAAGGGCGAACCCATACACGTTTACCGGTTTTGGTAGTTCGGTAAAATCCCCTCACACTTACCTGTTCGGTAGGCTTTGTGTAGTGCCTTTTTGTACCGTCTGCAGGAACAGGTCTGCTATCAATGCGGTATGTGGTTATCAGTGGTGTAGCACCGCCGGAACGGCGCAGGATTTTTCGATGCTTATGAGAAATGCGTTTCTCTTTCTGCTCCGTAGTCTCAATGCAGTTGCGGTAATGAGTTGCAAAACACATGAGGGAATGGAACTTCAATGCCTCCTTGTATGGCGTTCTGTCAGCGGCAAGAACCATCCGGGCAACCTTTCGTTTCTCTTTGTTTAATCCGGCAGGAAAGACAATGTTTTCGATTTCCTGAGTTTTCGGATCATACCGATAATTGCAGACATACACGCCACCCATATACAGATGCAGCCTGACGAATACACCCTCCTGCTCATAATAGAATTTAATATCTTCCTCCGGCAGCTCAACCAATGCGGAGGGGATGGGGATGCGGAACTCTTCGACATCCAACCAATCTTTATTTTGCTGATACCATTCAATGATCTTCTCTGTTTTCCCGATGGTATCGACTATGATTTTATTGCAGTTTGTAATATCAATCATGCCTAAGACCTCCATTTCTTCAATGGTTCCTTATAGCATTTGTCTATTTGGACACGTTCTTATCAAGCGGCATCGTGCGCTCCGCCGGAGATACGCGAATGTCAGGAGATCCCACTATCCTTATCCGGTTTCGCATTAAAGCCGGAAAACCTGTCAACCAACAAAGGGATGGTGTATGCCGTTATCAACCCTCATACCGGCAGCAGTTTTCACATTAAAAACTGCCAGAAACCTGTTACACGACACTCAAATAGACAAATCTTATAAGGAACCATTACTATATATGCGCCTCATTTGGGGCGGTAAATAATATCAACGTGGGAATCTAATGCCTGTTCAATCTTTTCGTCCGTAACACCCAAGTAACGAGCCGTAACGGCGGCGGAACTGTGCTGATACAGGCGGCGGACCAGTTCAATGTCCTTTCCGTTCTTGTAGTAAATCTCTGTTCCGAAGTATTTACGGAACGAATGGGTGGATATATCCTCATACCCAGGACCGAGCCAGTCGCAAACCTTTTTCAGATGCTTTTGCACTGCCCGGACACCGATAGGAAATATCAGATCATCGCCCTCAATGCCCTCAGAGTCCGCATATTCAAGGAGGAAGTTGTAGACCTGTTCCTGAACCTTGAAACGGCGAACCTTTCCGGTCTTATGCTCAATAATATTAAAAGCGTGACCGGATGGCGTCTTGATAAAAGAGGAACGCCGGAGGGAGAGTGTATCTCCAATACGCAATCCTACATTCGCCTCAATAACGAGGATCGTAGCAATCCTGGGATTAGGCTGTATGCAGTCTCCAATGCCCTCATATAAAGTTTTTATGATAGCCTCGTACTGTTCATGCGTACAAGCTGTTGTTGTCTTTCCTGCCATTCTAACCATCCTCCTACTTACTGATTTTTCATCAAACCGGCAACGACATTGTTGATTGCAGTCTCAGATACAAACCCACCTTGCAACCTTACCGGGGAAAGAGAACCGTTAGGGAGAAAGAGCATATCGCCATGACCCATGAGCTTTTCGCCGCCGGCCATATCCAATGCGACCATAGAGTTTGTGACTGTACCAACACGGAGACAGATCTTTGTAGGCATATTCGCCTTAATCAATCCGGTAACAACCTTTGCAACCGGGTACTGTGTGGCAATTACAAGATGAATACCACAGGCACGGGCTTTTTGTGCGATTCTTACAATAGAACCCTCAACTGATTTACCGCCCATGCTCATAAGGTCTGATAACTCATCAATGAATACAATGTCTCTTCTCATCGGTCTGTCTGCGAACTTCTGATTGTAGCTGTCAATGTCACGGCAGCCGGTAGAGGCAAGAATGGAGTAGCGGCGATCCATCTCAATACAAAGGTTCTTCAATAGTTCAACCGCACCATTTACCTCAGATACAACCGTACACACTGCAAGGTTCTTGTAATACTCAAACTCTGTTGCTTTTGGGTCAATGATATATAAGTGCATCTGTGCCGGATTCTTTTTCATCAATAGAGACAAGATGAGGTTATGCAGAACGATTGATTTACCAGATCCAGTCATACCAGAAATGAGGATATGGCAAGCCTTGGCAATATCAATGTAATGCTTGGAACCGTCAACCGCCATGCCGATCGCCATTGTGAAACCACTGGAGGACTGATACTCATTATCAATGAGCATATCGCCCAGGAACACGGTTTCTGTACCGGTCGGAACCTCAATATACACATAGCCATTATCAAATCTCAAAGAGGCGTTGCAATGTAAGGCTGCCTGAAATTCCTTTTCATGTCTCAAAATAGCTTGTACCTGAGTTCCGGGAGCCGGTTCAATAACATACTGTGTAAGGCGTGGTCCCTGGTTGATCTTTGCAAGGGTGGAGCGGAGGCGGAAAGAGTTCAATACATTCAATATGGTTTCGGCTTCGTTCTTTACTCCATGAGATCCCCATGAGGTGTGATAAGTCATATTGCCATCAACGGCAGGGAAGATATACGGCTTTGTAAGTTCATACGCCGGAGCGGTGGTAGCGGTCTGTCTCTCTGCGGACTCTTTCAGTCCTGCATTGAGAAGTGTGCGGGCCTCGCTGTGTTTTCTGTTTGCGGTCAATGTCTCCATACAGTTAATAAATACGCTTTTCTTTCTCATGGTTCTCAATCCTTTCTTTACCGGATGCCGGTAGTACACAACTTTCTGTTTAATGCCTGTAATTCTTTGATGTGTATGTCAATAGCTTTCTGCGATTCAGTGTCACATACAAGGCGTTGTGCCTGCCCTGCGTTCTCTATCATCGTCAATACACTGTCACTCAATAATGTCTGTTCTCTATCTGTCAATGAAATAACTACCACGTTCATACCTCCTACCACATATCATTACTTGAAAAAGTATTCAAAAGGATCTCATTGTCGGTTTCCGTTATATCCAGATAGTTGCCGGAATCATCAATAATACTCAATGCTTTTTCTTTGGTTATAGGTCTTTTCTCTGCACCCCTAAAAGCGAAGCCATATCGGAACATCAAAGACTTTTCGGATGCCTCAACAACTTCCCTTGCCTTGGCTCTGTCCAAGGTACCTTTATAGAATGACATTTCTAACATTTTGTGTTACCTCCATATTACAACGTGTTACATATCGTTACAATGTAACGTATTAGATTAAAATACTCTCAATCAATCGGCGGTTTCCGGGTGTAACCTCTCCGCCGTAGTTGGAAACGGTTAGAATCAGGTCAATAGCCGTTCTCAATCCTCGAAGTTCGGCAGATACCCGACTGCGCTCATTGTGGTAATTTTTCAACGCCTCACGCTGAATAGGAAGCTCAATAGAAAGCTCAAAGCGTGTGCGGCGCGGTGTGGATGGGTTGTTATAGGTGCGATCCATTGCATCAATGGCAGCCATGCGGCGATCCTCTTCAATGCTCATGCGCTTTTCTGTTGCTTCAAGGCTTGACACCTTGGCCTGCAGTAACTCAAAACTGCTCATACCGTTCTCAATTCTCAATGCTGTATTATTCATGGTTTCTTATCCTCCTAAACTCAATATGTTATGCTGTGACTACTTCATAATTTGCCGGGATTCTGGTTGCTGGCATATAACGGCCGGATGATTGGCAGAACCAGAAAGGGCGTTTGAACTGATACGCCGCGGCGCGTTTCAATAGTTCGATGCTTTCCCCAGTGTGGAGAGTAAAGCGGATCACTGCGCCGACAGGTAAATTTTTCAATTCGTGCGGATCTTTCTTTGCTTCAATGTTCTTTCTGCATCTCTCGCGCCAGTTATTGGCATATTCTTAATCAGTAGGGGAGAGAAGAGAGAGAATAGAAGCCGGGCAATGATCTTCACATGGTCCAGAACTTTCCCCCATCGTCTTAACTCCAAAGTTGAAATAATCCCGGTTGTTGGTGTGCGTCAATGCAACGGCGGCGGTTGTCTCTGCCTCTCCGGTGCTCAATTCTGTTATTTTAATAGCTGCATAGTATGTACTTCCTACCATTGCGGACCGTACAACTTCGGCTTTCCTGGTGTCGTTCTGCCAGGTGTAAAGCTCGTCAATCTCTGTTTTCCGGTCAATAGCTCCGGTTCTGGTGTAGTGTGTAGCGTGTGTGCAATCCCATCCCATAATATAAAGGCCTCCTTAATCCTGCACCGGCTCACATTGTAAGCGGTGGTTTTTGTTGAATGTTATCAATATACGTTTTGTGTGGTTCCTCTGTTTGAAATCCTCAAAGAATTTTATCAATGTATCATATTTGAAATAGTGCAAGCCGATTTTTGCATACTCAATATAACGGCTGTCTGTTATATAGATCCCCTGACAGTTTCCGTATTTCTTGAAAAACTGCATTTTCTCTATGTACTCATCAATATTTACGGTTTGCCCCTCTTGCAGATGTTCCAATACTGCGGAGCGGTTCAGATATTTATAAGCCATCCTAAAACCTCCGATCTCTCAATATATCCGGCGAAGCCGGGGCGGATCATCCGCCGCCGTCCGTCTTACTCTGCGCAATGGTTCAGCTTGTCTTTTATATCCTCAATATCTGAATTGATGCGCTCTATGCTTGCGTAACGCTTATTATTTATTTTTTCTTTGAATGTCTCAAAGTAAGAAAGAGCGTAAGAAAAATAATTCATCTTGTTAGCCACGCCACGCGCCGCGGTTGCGTCCTGACAATTCAAAACGGCATTAGATAATAAAATTCTAGTTGCATCAATGCTTTTCTGCAGTTCGGCTATCTCACTTGTATAGTCGGCGTTGTCTGCCTCTGCTTGTTTCCTGGTTCGTCTCAATGTTTCGGCTCTCTCCATCAATGCGAAGCGGTGAGGGCGTAACAAGTAGCCGCTTTTGTCGATATGGTCCGCAATATCCGCGGATCGTTTTTCGTTTCCGTAAAATGTGTTGTATGGTTCGTATGTGAAACGTGCGCCGCTGCCATCCGTGGCGGTCAATACTAAGGATTTTATATAATCGTTTCCGCGTCCGTCCGTGCTCTTTCTGGCATCGTCCAGAGTATACCGCCGGGAAACATTAAATATTTTTGTTTCTGGTTCTTTTATATAGCATTTATCCTGGGCGATTATAAAAATGCTTTCAGTCTGTTTCTTGCGCAGCTCTTCAAAGTCTCCGACACCATAGCAATGATCAATGTTAAATTCTCCGGTAGTAGTGCGATAGTTCCAATACTTCGCACCCTCGCGGCGCGTCCCGTCAAATTTTCCTCTGCTTAATATTGCATAATATAAACCGGATTTATAACAATGCACACCAGGAACGACAAACAAAACAATTTTACATTTTGCCGGGTTCATCGCTTCGGCTACTGCCTTTTTAACGGTGTTTACTGTGAAACGGTCCGCCGATTCTGTAATAAAGTAAGGTTTTTCAAAGTCGAATCCGTCTATATCATGCGCAAACTGTAAAGCCTTATTATTCAATGATAAAAGATTTTTAATAGATTCATTCATAATATAACCCCCTTTCTAAAATACTTCGCTTGTGAATCCGGCGGCGGTCAATGTCTCGAATTGTTCCCGGATAAATTTAGAACGTGTTTTCTTGTCCGGCTTGCTGATCGGTGCCGTGCATCCGTGATATAATGCAACGTGCTTTTTGTCTGTATTAATAATAATAGTTAAATTTCTATATCCGTAACGGTTATAACTTGCGTATTCTTTTCTCATGGTGTTGATCTCCTATATTTTGAGAGGGAGCGCCCCGGAGGGCGCGCGCCTCGTTTCTATCGGTTTAGTAGTTTTCAAAATGTGCCTGCAGAGCTTCGATCTCGTCATCCGTGAAAAGCCTTTCAATAGCTTTCTTTGTTCTCTGGCAAGCCTTAAACGCTTTCAAGCCTTTTCTAATCTGATCCGCTCCGCCGTCAATATATCCAAACTCTGTTAAAAAGTCCGCTTCATCCGTGCAGCTCTCAACACAAGAAGCATCAGACAAGATACAATATAAACAATCCTCTTTTGTCGGCTCATGGGTTGCGGATGGGTTACACTGATAATCAAAAGTATAACGGCGGTTGTTTTCCGGGTTGATAATGCGGCACTTATAGAGAACGTGGGACGGTGTAAAAAGGTCCTTTTGTTCGCCTGCCTCTTCAAATGTGAATTTTAAAGAATCAATAATCTTTTTTGCTGTCATGGTCTTTCCCTCTCTTTTCTGTTGTTCCATCCGGGAAAGCCTGTTATAATAGGAGACAAGCCCCGGAGGGGTGGCGGCGGTCCGTGTCGCTTGGTAGGTGTAGCGGATCGCCCTTTTTATCTGTTTTCAACGGTCGTTTGCGTCAGACTTGCAGACGGCGGCTTGCGGGGGTTCGCCCGTCCTATTCCCTTTTATGCTGCGTGTATATAGGTAACTCGTTCCAGCCATCGCCCCGGCTCAATAGTTCCGGAGCGGTTCCCGCTTTCCCCTGGGAGCGTCGGGGGCGTTAATCATTGTTAGAGTGCTAACTGCTTTCACTCGATGCCGGGCCGGTTTTATACCGCTTTCCCGATCTCGTGCGGTTCTGAAAGTTTCAAAGTGCTTTCATACTTCCAATAACTTAATTATCTTTTTTATATGTGCGGTGTGAATTGGTACACCCTAGCACAGGTTTACAATTTTCCTTTTGCCTGATATATGCACTCATTACCACAGGGGCAGCCCTCACAGGAGATACAAGCCGGAGGCGGTGGGGCGTGTGTTTCGGTCTCGTCTTAATAAGTGCCGCGCCGCCGTTGCCTTGGTCCGGGTTGATTCCCTTGGTCCGGTCTGCGGTGCGTTGTTCTTTTGGGGTACACCGTGCGCCCTTGCCTGCGCTTGTTTATTCTGTCGAACGTCCGGCGGTTCGTTGTTGTCCGTTGCGGTTCGTTCTTTATGCTTGTATTGTAAAGCCTATTCTTTACAAAGTCAAGCAGTAAATTTACAATTTAATGCAGTTTGTGAAATATGTATAGCCGACTAAACAGAATAGCGGCGGTTTATTGTGTAAATTGTACACTTTACAAAGCGCAAGAAAACCCCGGCGCAGTGTTTACCATGTAAACAGCAGACTTGACAGGCGGCGCAGATTCTTATATATTATAGTGGTACAGAATAGAAAGGAGGGCGGAGCCGGTGCGGTTGAGTTTTGGCGAAAAAATGCGCGTTATGATGAAACGGCGCGGGGTATCGGTGCAAGAGGTGGCGGATCGTCTGGGCGTGTCCCGGCAGAACGTAAACCAGAGACTAAACGCCGACAAGTTCACGCTTGAAGATATGGAGAAATACGCCGCCGCCATTGGTTGCGGTATAGAGATAGAAATAACAGAACCGCCGGAGGGCGGAGCAGATCCACATATAAATAAATAAGGATAGCCGAAAAAGTAGAACGTAGGGCACAGAGAGAAGCACAAGAAAGCTTTTCCCGGTGTCCTTTTTATTTTGCCCGCGTGACAGCGTAGGACCGCCACAGAGGGCACAGAGGAAAGGAGGGCGCAGAGATGGCAGCAGAGAAGAGAGAGACCGCCACAAGGGACGAAAACGGAGTTAGAAAACAGAGCTATAAACGTTTTAAGGCTGGGCGGGATTATGAAGAGATAGAAACGGCGCAGGCGGTGGCATTGTGTGAAATGATGTTAGACGGCTTTAGAGCGGCAACCAAGGAAGCGGAAAAGGGGAAAGGAGGGAGACCCCGGAAGTTGGGGACCGTGGAAGAGTTTAGAGAGATAGCAGAAAACTATATAAATTATATTAAAGAAAGAGCTTTACAAGGTGTCCGCCTGATTCCTGATGTTGAGGGATTCTGCAGCTTTGCCGGTATTTCCCGCGATACTCTGAACGATTGGGAAAGAACCCGCCCCGGCGTGTATTCCGACACAATAAAAATATTAAAGAATAACATAGCTGCATACAAGAAACAGCTTGCATTTAATGGAGAAATACCACCAATCGTGTTTGCTACTGATTTTAACAATAACCACGGTTACACCCAGGCGGCGCAGAAAATAGATCTAAACGTTGGAAAACAGGCGCAGGAGTTACCGACAGCGGCGGACATTGTGCAGCGTTTACCGGTGGAAATGAGCGGAAAAGATCCGGCAGACACGGACGGAGATATAAATATATAGTATTTATGCGGTTTTGCGGTTCGTTTTCTTTTACTTTTACGAACTCCGGCACGTTTCCGGCGGTTCTGGTGTGGCAATCCGGGGACAGGTCCGGCAGCTTGCACCCTGGGGCGGGGGTGTAGAGCGGAGCGGATCAGGGGCAGCTCACCCCTCTGAGTTCCCAAAAAATTAAAAAGCCCCAAACCACCCCAATCGTAAAATAGCAAAGAAGCCTATTACCGTAAACCACCCAATTTACAATGTAAGTACAGATACGGCATCCAAATAACAGATGGAAAGTGAAAGGTTTACAAAACCCCAAAACCAAAATCGGCGGATGCCTACCGGCATAGAAAGAGAGAAATATGGAACAGAACAAAGAAACAGTAACACAGAATGAGCAGAGAGAGGCGGAAGTATGCAGAGAGAAGAAACAGACCGCATGGGACAAATGGAAAGAGGACACGCTGCGGAAGTTCAACCGGACTGCATGACAGAGGCATACACCGTAGAAATCTCTGAAACGCATATCAGAAACAATGCAACGGTATTCCGAGTATGGCAGATGATAGAGCGCGGAGAACTTACAAGAGAAGAGGGATTGTGCCTCATGGTAAATACGCTTGCAGATGAAAACCATCGTCTGAATCAAATGTGTAATGACCTCATAATGAGGATGCCGTCACGTCTGCACGTAGAAACGATAACAGGCGAAAAATAAAAATCGGCGGAGGCTTACGCCTCATAAGGAGAAAACATGAAACCGAAAAATTCCCCAAAAAATAAAAAGAGGTCATGGTTCACATGGATTGCAAACAGAATATCAGACTTTCTTCCGTGTGAGCATGAATGGGAGGTTTTGGAAGTTGTAAGCCAGTCATACGATTACAGCGGATTTAAGTATGTGATGTGCCGATGCGGATGCAAGAAATGTGGTGCGATAGAATTTAGGAGGTATTTGGCATGATGAAACCAGTAGAAATCCAGAAGAGCTTTTCAGAGTGCAAAATGTGTAATGATATTGCTGATATGTGCAACCAGATACCGGATTGTTCAAGGTGTAATAGAGATACCGGAGAATGGGTAGATACCGTTTCTTCGATGTTTGGGACTAAGGCAATCGTTCAAATGAAAGACGGTTCTGTGAAAGAGTTTCCAATCAGCAGAATTAAGGTAATCACAAAAAGAATGGAGAAATAGTCGTGAGAATCATTGATGAAATAGGCAAAGCTGCAATGCTTGAACAGCTTGCGGAGGAATGTACTGAGCTTGCAAAAGCAGCTCTCAAAATGGCAAGAATCATCAGAAATGAAAACCCAACACCAGTAACGGAGGAAGAGGCTATTGCAAACATCAGAGAAGAGTATACGGATGTTGTGCAGTGCGCCGGAGAACTCTCACTAACCGTAGATGATGAACAGATGATGCGTAAGCATGAGCGATGGGAAAAGAGAGTGAGGGAGAAAGTATGAACTTCCTGCCATTCAGACATTGTATAAGAGAACTGCACGGATCAGCAGTGAAATTTGAAATACTGGCAGCTACATCGAATGAGTTTCAGGTACGTTACCCAGATTACGATTACATCAAAATGGGAGCTGACCCGTCAGTGCTGTACAACAGAGAACAATTGCTGTGTTTCCTACTGGCGTATGACAAAGCGGAGTGCCTTGAATTTATGGAAAAACTGTATCATCACATGGGGTGGCCAGCAGAAAAGCTGCATGAGAATCCGGCGTTTGCCGAAGTGATAAAGGAGAAAGAGACATGATAGCACGTTTCTTACAGGATATTGTCGTAAACGACATTGAGAAGAACATGGAAATGACCATTGACAAGGGGGAAGAACTCTTTGCCATCGACAGAGGAACCCATTATGAACTGAGAAAGGCTGACGGATGGGGAACTATGGCTCCGAAAGAGTGTGAGGGAACATATTATGAGATCATCAAAGAATAAAAATCCGTGTTTTGATTGTCTTGCATCAGAAAAAGAAAATGAGGAAGTATGCAGGACCATACGGGCGATATTAAATAAACACAATAGCGTACAAGTGGATTTGAATGATCCGGGCAGCATAGGAACATTAACCATAGGGGACTGTACATTTAACGTTTATCTTGGAGGAACAACACTGAATAGGCTGCCGTGTCTGCCAGACAAGGATGCATACAGACGCGTATTCACTTTAATAGAGGTGTAGGAGGGATATGTATGGCAAATGAGACCAAACCACAGCTCTTTATCATGGATGAATGGCTCGGAGACCCCATACCGCTTGCGGAAATTAAGGAAATATCTGAGCCTACACTGGATGAAGAGTATGATATGCCGGATATTTCACATCTGAAAGATGGTTTTGAAATACCTTTTGAAGTGAAAATGAAGAAATCTGCCATAAATAAGCTGTTTCGCCCATGTTTTGGCAGAGAACCTTACAGAAATCTCGAAAAATGCGCCAAGTGCATACTGAAAGAGGACTGCGTGGTAGCGAAAATCGAGAACAATTTCAACATGAGATTAAGGGCATACCGCCCTTGATAATAAATTACAAGGAGGACACCAATGGAAGAGAAAGAAAAGAAACCGTGGAGACCGCCGGAAGCGGCACATTTACCAGATCCGATAGCGTTTGCTATGCAGGGTTTTGAACGTTTTGGATTACCGAAAGAACGGCTGATACCGCCATTACAAACATTTGACAGAGTGATGCAACACTCGGCATTTACCGAAAACCGATGGTGGGAAAATGCAAGACAGGTAACGGCAGCATCATCGGCAGAACAGTGTCGGAGAGTGAGCATCGAAAGAACACGCTGTCTCGGAGAACCATGGCCGGATTTTGATGATATACCGGTTGCGAGCATCACAGAGGATTTTTCACAGAAATGCCAAAATGCCACAATCGGATTGTTAAGAGATCAGGTTATAGCATCATGCGCTATTCCGGGAGAAACATTATTTGGAGACATTTTTAACCAGTTAGGTGTTAAGGAGGACAATATGGATAGAAGTTTAGCGGACAAGAAATTTAAGAGAGTAACTATCGAGTGCGAGGACGGCACGACTTACGCAGGAAAGATCAATCATGTATGCGGTAGTCCGTATCGTTGGAACAAACTGTGTGTAGAAGCAATGGTTGAGGACAAGCCTATTGGAGCATACGGTATCGAGAAAGTCCTGTTCCAGAATCCGGCAACAATCGTATTTTGGTCTGACGGCACAAAGACAGTTGTAAACTGCATGGATAACGTGGAAATCAAAAAGAAGATCGTAGACGGCAAAGAAGTAATCATTCGCAAACCTAGAAAGTGCGATACCTACTCCAAAGAGGCAGGACTGGCTATGGCTATTGTTAAGAAGTGGGCCGGTAACAACGGAAATTACAACAACATCTTCCGTAAATTCATTCCTGAGATGGCAGAGGAAGAAAAGGCTGCCAAGAAAGCCAAAAAGGCACAGAAAGCGGAGAAGTAGATATGACATTAAGAGAATTGGCAAAAGGCTATGATGGAGATGTGTTGATTAAAGCCTATGAGAATGAAAAATCAAAGATTCCTACGGCAATCATGCAGAGTTCGCTCACGGATGCAATAAAGGATGAGATATTGGATAGAGAGATTTACAGTTATGCAATGGTCTATCAGTCGTTGTTCACATCAAATCTAAGAGCGAATTTTGCAGCCGCACCGGAAGAAACGGAGGAAACCACATGAGAACCTATTTTTTTGACACAGAGTTTACTGGTCTGCGTAAGGACACAACTCTTATCAGCATAGGAATTGTCTCAGACACAGGAGATAGGTTCTATGCAGAGTTGACGGACTATGATGAGGGTATGTGTGATGAATGGATTGAGAAGAATGTTCTCGATCATTTGGTTTTGAGTGGCAATGCGGAGTTAGAAGAAAGTCTGGCAGCCGACAATAAAACAACGACTGTAATCGGCAGTAAGGCAGATGTTTGTTGCGAACTTATGGAATGGCTTGAAATGGACGCTAATTTTGACAGTGATTATGCTGCGGTATTCGTTTCAGATGTCTCGCATTACGATATGGTGTTACTGATTGACTTATTGGCAGGAAACGCTATGAAGTTGCCTGAGTTTATTACACCGGCTTGTCACGACATCAATCAGGACATTGCAACGATGCTTGATATTTCAGAAAAGGCAGCTTTTGACATTTCGAGAGAACAGTTACTTACGGACAGAGGAATTGCTTTGCCGAAAGGTCAGAAACACAATGCACTCTACGATGCGGAAGTTATCAAAGCGATATATGAGGACTTTTTCTCCGTGGGGGGGGTAAAACAGGGAGGTAAGAATGGATAAGGGACAAATCTTAATGGATTACCGCTTGGCGAAGAACCATAAGAGACAGATACCCATTCTTGCGGACTTGAATGTGTGCGACACGCAGACAATAGTAGAAATTCTGGAAGAGGGCGGCTACAAGCGTATGTTCAATACGAATGGTGTGGATATTTCCGTGAAGAAAACAGAGATTGAGCAAAAGTATTCTTCCGGGGAATCCATAGCCGCCCTTGCAATGACATATCACATTTCAAAGAAACAGATTAAGGTGCTTCTCGGAGTAGAAGAGACGGAGGAAAAAGGAACCATGTCTGAGCAGGAAATGATAAAAAAACTCGGAGAACTTACGAGCGAGGTTGAAAAACTGAAAGCAAACAAGAAATCTCTGGAAGAAAGAAATGCGCAAGTAGAAAAAGAGAATGATGATCTGAGGAAACAGATTGAACAGCTTGAAAGTTTCAATGCAGAGCTGGATGCCACAGTCAAGGAACAGACTGAAATGCTGAACGGTGGAAAGTTATATGAGAACTATCAGGAAGTTTGCATTAAGAACAGCAAGCTCAACGCAACGGTTGATGTCCTGGTAGAGAAAATCAGTATGCTAAAGGCGGTGGGCTGTCATGGATAATGGAATGGAACTCAGAGTGAAAGATTATTGCGCTTTCTGCCCTGATTTTGATGCTGATGTTGATAAAGTTGATATTACTGTATTGGCGGATCGTACACAAAGGGCATTAACGACTATCAGATGCAGACACGCCGAAAAGTGCGAAAGAATATACGGGAGAATACAGGAGGGCAGAACCAATGAAACAACGGTGGTACAAAGTAGTGTTTGAAACCATTGAGAGAAAACCAATCCGCAGAACTGTTACCGTATGCAGCACGGACAGTGTTCATGCGTCTGCTCTGGTATATCAGCAGTTCGGTAGAAAGAAAATCAAGGTAAAATCTGCCAAGAAAGTAAAGGAGAGCGAATGATGGATAATTTGAACTTGAAACCGCAGTCCCCGGATGAAGTAAAAACCATGATGTGGACTGGGGAAAATCAGCGTGAAATGTTCGATCTGCTTACTTGCGGCAAGAAAATTGATGATTATATGACTGCCAGTGGAGAGAACTTTTTTATAGACCATAGCACCGTAAAAGGTGGGTTGGTGATCGTTACCAACATAGGAAATCAGTGCGGATGCAAAATACCGGTAAAGATAGGGGATTATGTGTGCGGTCGCAGATATGGAGATAAATGGTGCTTTTCCGTTGCAGACGGTACGGCTTTCGAGAACAATACTTGTGGAACTCTTGAAAAGAGAGATGGGAAAGAAAAACCGATAGACATATTCAAAAACCAAGAGCAGTTAGAAGAGTGCCTGAGAGAGTGGCAACACAGATTATTCCTTGATGGGTGGCTGATACTGGCACACGTTGAGGATAAGATTATGAACCCTGACGGAGAAGAGGTAATTGACGCTGCTGGATATAACACATTTGTATTTGAATCCAGTCAGTCCAACATCCAGTTACTCAGCGATGAATCTTACAAAGAGAACAATACACTGTTCAAACACTGTATGGAAAAGGATCTTGTGCATGAACTTTTACATTGCAAGTATGACTGGATGGGATGCCAGGGTGGAACCTATGAGGGTGTGTATCTGGACGCAACCGAACACCAGAAGTTAGAGGAAATGGCAAAGAGTCTTATCATGGCAAAGTATGGTGTCGGTTATGATTACTTCATGTGAGGTGCAATATGACAACAGTGGTGGTCTATAAGACCGATACAAAAGAAGTTCTGGCAGCTATTCCGATGGACGGCGGAGATGCCGTCTGCCGGAATGATGTGGAATTTCAGATTTACAACGGAACAGAGCCAATATTCACGGAAACTCCCGGAGGAATCGTATTGGCAGAAAACAAATTTATGATAAAGATGGAGGGCAACAACAATGAAAAATAAAGGAACAGGGATTATTGTCGGCATCGTAGCCGCATTTGTATTACTGATAGCAGGAATTTTCGTAAGTACTAACAACAGAGCGGTTTCGTTGGAGGAACAGGTCTTTACGGCTGACTCTGATATTCAGGCACAGGAGAAACGCAGAACGGATCTTATCTACAATCTGGCAGATTGCGTCAAGGAGTACGATAAGCATGAGGCAGAGACTCTTCTTAATGTCGTGGAAGCAAGAGGAAACAATGGCAGCACCACGGATATTGAGAATGTAACAACTTCCATAGCTGCGGTTGCCGAAGCATACCCGGAATTAAAATCCAATGAGAATTACAAGGAACTGATGAATGAACTTTCAACCACAGAGAACATGATCCTGCAGTACCGCACTGCCTACAATAATGAGGTAAGAGCGTATAAGAAATATGTGCGTAAATTCCCTTATAAGCAGATCTTGGGAATTATGGGATATGAGGTTATCAATTACGACTATCTGGAATACAGCGAAGAGGACAGACAGCCGGTAAGCAATCTGTTTGGAGAATAAGCCTATGAGGAAAGGGAGTAAGATAATCTACTCCGGCAACGGTTGGGATATGACGGTGCGTGAACTGATGTTTAGCATCGTCATTATCCTTATCATGCTTATGGGTGGATTTTTCATTAGTGAAAAGATAGCTTCACACAATGACGAACAGAATCAGGAATACTATCAAGCCATGCAGATTGATGGAAATGCAGAACTGTTTCAGTACGGTATGCGAACTGATGTAGGAAATGCGTTTGTGAAAGGAAATCTGGTGGCAGTAGATCCTGTTACAGATCCGGGAATAGGTGGAGCACCAGCTGCCTACATAAAGGTTGAGGAACAACACTACAATCGACATACGAGACAGGTGGCACATACACGGACGGTAAATGGGAAAACGCAGACTTATTACACCACGGAGGTATATTATTCGTGGGATTACTACGATAGTTGGGAAAGCCATAGTCAAACGGTGTCATTCCTTGGCGTGGAGTTTCCGTATGGAAAAATCCAGATGCCGGGGTCTTACCTGTATGACACAATTAAGCAATCGTCCCATGTGAGGTATTTGTACTATGTTATCAACACGGAATACAGCGGAGTTATCTATGCCAATCTCAAAGATAATACCATAGAGGACGGAACACCGTTCATTCAGGCAGATACGATAGATGAAGCGGTGGACTATATGGTTTCAAACGGAACTGCCGGGCTGGTAATTTTCTGGGTTGCATGGGTAATTCTGATCGGAGCAGCCGTGTTCGGGTTCTGCTATTTTGATAATAAGTGGTTGGAGGATTAGAGATGTATATTGTAGATCAGGACCGTAGCAACGTAGTTAATATCGGCAATATCAAAAGCATTGCACTCAACGGAAAAAGAATTACCGCCGATGATTACACACTTGCGGCTTACGATACAGAACAGAGAGGGAAAGAAGTATTTGAACAGTTACTTGGGAATGCTTTTCCTCCTGATATGATAGTAGCCAAGAATTGCAACATATCCGAGGATGCCGTAAAGGACCTAGCAATGGATCATAGCATTATCATGGTTAGTGGCAACGGACAGGCGGATGTTACAGCGTATAGCTGCGGAGTTTATTATATGCCGGAGGAATAAAAGAATGGTAGATGTTATTTTAGCAATCATTTGGATTGCGATATTGGTACTTTACATTGTTGTGGGTTGGAAAGATGCAAAGTCCAACAATGAAGTAAAGAAAGAAATTACACAGATGAATGAGCTGCTGTTGGAACAGAACTCTCAGCTCAAAGAACAGAATAAGCATCTCAATATGGTTATTCTGAGTGTTTGCAGTAAGAGTGTACGAGATAGAAAAGACCAGGAGGAAAAACGTGAAAAAGCAACGGAAAGAGACACGCCTGAAAAGGAAACGCCTGAAAGCAGCGTATAACACAATCTTAGAAGAAAACCGCCGATTAAAAGGTTGGCAATCAGTGTATGGTAGAAAAGAGATTAGAACATTTGGAGAACGCAAAATACTCACAATATTTGAAGCAGGAAGTGACAATATGGGAGAAATCATAAAAGACAGAATGGCAGTTGGAATTGGCAGAGCACTTAAAGAAAATGGCGCAATTCAGTTTGAAACATACGATGATCCTATGAAATGTGGAATTATTGTGGATGCGAAAGTTAAAATCGTTATGCCGTAGGTATATTACAGAGCCGTGTAGAGCCGTGAGAAAGGATGAATTTTCATGGCTCAACACGAACTATCGAATAAAGAGATTATCGTAAGGCTTCTGAAAAGCGATCTGAGTGACTATGACAATCTTCTGTCCTTACTCGGAATGGCAAATGAGGTTATTCGGGAAGATAAAGAACTTTCACGGAAATTAGCGAATAAGGTCAGATTCCTTGCACTGAGGCTATGTGCGACAGGAGATATTAAATATTACGATTTGTACAATAAGGCTCTTTTGTTCTTGGCACAGGAACATAAGGATTTTGACTCTTATCTGCTTTATGTGGAAAAGAACAGAGATCCAGAGGACAGATACTATCAGCCACGAAGAAATAAGATTTATTGGCTTGTACAGAAGATGCAGAGGCTTATTGATGATGAGTTGGATATTCTATCAATATCAATGCCTCCTGGCACCGGCAAGACCACACTGGGAGAGTTTTTCATATCGTTTGTAATGGGGCATTACCCAAACACACCAAACCTTATGTCCTCCCATTCTGGATTCATGACGAGAATGTTCTATGATGCCGTTCTCAACATAATTACCAGTAATGAATATTGTTGGAGCGATGTGTTCCCGGATATTGTATTTGAGGGAAACAACGCAAAAGAAGAGACAATAAACCTTGGAAGATGGCAGCCGTTTAAGACACTGACCTGCAGACCAATCAGAGGTTCCCTTACCGGTGTTACCCGTTGTGAGGGATTTCTGTATGTGGATGATTTGGTTTCCGGTATCGAAGAGGCTCTGTCTATTGATCGTCTGGATAAGTTGTACGGAGAGTACACCACAGACCTTAAATCTCGTAAAAAGAAGAAAGCAAAAGAGATCCACATTGCAACCCGATGGAGTGTGCATGATGTTATTGGCCGGCTTGAAAGAATGTATGAGGGCAATCCGAGGGCAGAGTTCATTGCTGTTCCAGATATTGATCCTCAGACCGGAAAAAGCAACTTTGATTACGATTACGATGTTGGATTTGATGAGAAATACTTCCACGATATGGAAATGTCGATGGATGATGTTTCATATCGCTGCCTGTATAAGAGCGATCCGATTGAGAGAGAGGGTATTCTGTATCATCCAACAGAATTACAGAGATATATCGGAGGACTGCCGGATAGAGAACCGGATTCTATATTGGCAATCTGCGATACCAAGGACACCGGTACAGACTACAACTTCCTCGGAGTTTTCTATCAGTATGGAGACAGATACTATCTGGAAGATCTGGTATTCAAGAACATCGACCCTGGAACCTTGGACGAACTCAACTCAGATATGCTTGTTAAGCATCATGTACAGCAGGCACAGTTCGAGAGCAACAAAGAGGGTAGCAGAACCGCAAATGAAGTTGAGAGACTTGTCAAAGCAAAAGGCGGCAGATGCCATATCACGAAGAAATACACTACTCAGAACAAAGAGACCAAGATCATCGTCAATTCTTCATGGGTTAAGGAACACGTCATATTCAAGGATATTACAGAATATGAGCCTAAGAGCGATTACGGTGTGATGATGTCATTCCTTTGCAGTTATACACAGCTCGGAAAGAATAAACATGATGATGCGCCGGACACTCTGGCAATGTTCGCCCAGTTTGTAGATGCTCTTCTTGGCGGAGAGGGACAGGTAGTGAAGAGAAGTGACTTAGGAATATAGAAAGGGATAGCATGGGACAATATAGTTTCGCCACCAACTTAAAAAAAGAAAGAACGAATAAGGGAATTACACAACACGAACTTGCAACGGGCGTTCATGTGGCGCAGAATACCGTGAGCGATTGGGAACAATGCAAAAGTTATCCGTCAATCGACAAGATATACGATATAGCAAATTTTCTCAAAATCCCTGTAAGCAAGCTGATTTCTGATGTTCAGAGAAATGGTTGTAAAGCCGACTGCACACAGAAAAACAAATTTTTTTGAAAATTTTGTTTATTCCACTTGACAAAGAATGTTTAGTACGCTATACTACGACCATACCAAGTGACACGGACATAAGTTAAGCGGAGTGAACACAAGGTATTTGGCATTAAAGTTTCTCCTAACCATTACGGCACAGCAACAGTGCCGTAATATGGGAAGTAAGCTAACTCGGTAGAAGCGATGGACTGAAAATCCATAGGAGTTGGTTCGACACCAACACTTCCCACTTAGGAATTGTTGTTCCCCGACAGCAATCCAACATCGGAGGGTTCACACTTATGATGGACCTCCGAAACCTCACATGGAATCTCCCAAAGTGTGAGGTATGGACCATTAGCTCAGTTGGTTAGAGCATCCGGCTCATAACCGGACGGTCTGGGGTTCGAGTCCCTGATGGTCCACGCATGGCAATCCGGCACGAAACTATAAATATAGCCATGGCAGTGAAGCTACGCCAAGATACACCGGAGGAAGTAAGGCGGCTGAGTGCGGCGGTGCAGTGCAGAAACGGTATGACTACCGCATGACCGTGACGGCTACCAGAGGTAGCAGACAAGAGAGGATGCAAAAAGATGTATATTCCTGAATTTTGGTGCGGTGTTGCCGCAACGATAATCACAGAAGTAATAATTGCAATCGCATATTCCATATATGCAGACCACAAGAAAGGAGGCAAGAAGTAATGAACAAAGCTGAATTAGTACAGGCTATGGCTGATGAAGCCGGACTTTCTAAGAGTGATGCTGAAAAGGCGCTCAACGCATTTGTGGAAGTTGTCGGCGGAGAACTCGGAAAGGGTGGGAAAGTGCAGTTGGTCGGTTTCGGAACATTTGAAGTAACTGAGCGCGCTGCCAGAGTTGGCAAGAACCCTCAGAACGGGAAAGAGATTTCTATTCCGGCTTGCAAAGCACCTAAGTTCAAAGCTGGTAAAGCACTGAAAGACGAAGTAAATCGCTAAATGATCGGAGCGAACTTGGTGTAGTGTGGTGGTTCGATTCCACCTGTGGGCGCAGCTCTTGCGATTAAGGTTCCCACCGCTTCTTTCCTAATGTTCTTGGCGATACAAAGAAAATTTCGGGCGAACGGCAACGATTGGTGGTGTTGCGGCGGACTGTAAATCCGTTCCCTCGCGGTAAACATTGGAGGTTCAATTCCTCTTTCGCCCATTTCGGTGTAATGAGCCGAGAAAGTAATCTTGCAAGAAAAAATCAATATCAGGAACCCGTTTACGCTTGTGCGGTTGATTTCCTTTCGGTAAAAAGGAACGCTCCTCTGTTCGATTAGTCAAGCGGTCAAGATACCACCTTTTCACGGTGGGGACGGGAGTTCGATTCTCCCATCGAACATTTCAACTGAGAATAACGCTGACTGTTTACAGTTGGTTTCGTATTCCGGCTGAAAAGTATTGGCGAAAGCCGTGGTAAGCAATCATTAAATAGGGAGATTGCAATGCTCACTGAGAGGCTTATGTGAGTAGTCCGGGAAAGCCGACAGGACTTAAACTTGGGGAGCTTGCGTAAGTCACGCTAAAGACCATCGTTGCAACGATGCCTACGATAGCATAACTGGAAATGCCACGGACACCATGCCGGGGAAAGTGGGGTTCAACTCCCCACCGTAGGACGAGCGGATTTCTTAACTGATTTTCTTAGTCCGGCTTTAACAGGAAAGAAAATTGGCGGTGGCGAGGTTCCGGTGATCACTAAGTGACTTTTGGCATGAGTATTTTCAAGAGGAAAACCATGAGTAGAAAGGCAGATAGAGCCGTAACTACACAAAAAAATCTATCAAAACGCAGAGGACAGGTAGAGGCGGAGAACTGCGATAACAACGTACATCCGAGGTAAGGCGATAAAGAGTTGGACTCGCCAAAGGTTCTTTGAGTATGTAGTCGGTGGATTATGAGAACCATGTGGAGGGGTGTAAGGTCCGAGAACCACATTAAAAAATGAAATACCTTTGTTGGCAACTGTCTTACACGTTGCATCGGTTCGGTAGTGGCAACCATCCAAGCTACCGCCGGACTGCATTGGAGTATAGCTCAGATGGATAGAGCACAACACTACGGATGTTGGTTAGCGCAGGTTCGAGTCCTGTTACTCCAATAATGGCTTGTAGCTCAGTGGTAGAGCGTCTGACTGTTAATCAGAATGTCGTGGGTTCGATCCCCACCTTGCCAGTTGGAGACACTTGACTTACTCTTTCAAAGCACTCCACAAAAAGGTTACGAAAGGGCGTTTACGACCGGCGGAAGAGGATCTCCGACTTGTACGTTACCAAGGGAAAACTACTCTGCCGTGTGTCCGGTTGGTCGAGGGTGCGGTCTTGAAAACCGTCTGGATGTAAAAGTCTCTGGGGTTCAAATCCCTAACACGGCGTTTATATGGCTCTATGGTATAAAGGTTATTACGCCCGACTGTCTATCGGAAAATTTGGGTTCGATTCCCAATAGAGCCGTTATGGTGCATTGCCGTAATGGTAGCGGAGTGGTTTGCTAAGCCATCCGGCAGAAATGCCGTATAGGTTCGATTCCTATATGCACCGCTATGAGACCGTATTCCACCGGTGGAGGAGGTCTCAGAATTGGATAGTAGGCAGTAAAGGGTAACTGCAATATTAGTACGGTTGAGGAAAAGGTGCGTCCCGGTGTGGCAACAACGCAAAGTGCAGTGATTGGAATAAGCAGGAATGGCAGCCACCCACCTTTGATACGATAGGTTCAAAAATCCGTATGCACCAAACACATGAGGTAATCTGCGACTATCGTAATATTCCGGTGTAAGGTTCGATTCCTTATCTATCCAAGGGACCTCAACGCTTTATCTCTGGTTTCCAAGAGGTCGTGGAATAATTAAAGGCAACATCAGAGTAATTGCAAGGAAAAGCACTTTAACTACCCGTTGTGTCGATGTGAAAGACAATCGTTTCTGCCATCTGTACGAAAACAGATAGGCATATTGCGAGAGTAGCTTAATGGTAGAGCAACACCTGTTGGTGTAAATGCCGGTTCAACTCCGGCCTCGGCAAAGCCGTCCTGACTTCGGACGCTAAACCAGTTGGGGTTAGAGAGATTACCCGAAAGATAGTTCCTATTGGCATACCCGGTGGTTAGGGTGTATCACAGCAAACCATAGTGAGTGTACGGAAATATTTAATCAAGTCCACCGTTCAGGATGTCGGCTGTGTGACGGTTAAGAGTGATTATGCGAGAAATGCGACATAGCAGAAAACTCGGAGGTTCTTGTGGGGCGAAGAACCATTATGGCGGAGTGGAGCAGTGGTAGCTTGCCGGGTTCATGCCCCGGAGGTCACAGGTTCAAATCCTGTCTCCGCAATCTTGCGTGGTAGTTCAATGGAGAGAACATTATGAGCGGTTGTCATGCTTCATGTGACACGGACAGCAATAATTCTTTTTTCGATGGTAACGAAGAGATGGGGGTTCGATTCCCTCCCACGCAACTGATACGGATTTCCGTATTAAAACTGAATATGGAGAGATGGCGGAACGGTAGACGCGGCAGTTATGTACAATACATCATGTTTGTGGTGCTGACAGCAAATCTTACAGCTTGGGGCCTGCTTCATTGTTGGTTCAAATCCAACTCTCTCCAATCAAGGCGATGGCACAAACGTCCTTACAAATCAATAAGACGTGCCACATGGCGAGGTAGCTCAGATGGTAGAGCAATGATATGAATATGCAGATCATGTTAGTGGTCTCAACAGCAATCTCATTCCAATCCAAGGCATGTGTCGGCGGTTCGATTCCGTCCCTCGTCTCTGCCCCGATTGTCGGTTATGGTAAACCGGATGGAACATGGTTGACAGGAGTGTTCCTTACAGCAATCGAGCATACGGGTTCAAGTCCTGTCGGGGCAATTAAGTGACGCTTACAGCAATCTTTCAAAACAGAAAATTCCATTGACAATATTTTCCCGTTTGAAACAGCGTCATGTAGAAAGAAAGAGGTTGCCTATGAACCGAAAAGAAGATTATAGGGATATGGAAAAGTATCATAAGGCGTGTCAGAGACAGCATAGGAGATATTACAGCAAAACGTCATTTCTATATCCGTCTCATCCGTGGACGGCAAAGGAAGATGCTATGGTAATTAAACATGAGATTACCGATTCTGAGCTGTCTGAAAAAATAGGTCGTTCTGTTGGTGAGATACATAACAGACGGTATGAACTTAAAAAGTTAGCCAGATAGGCATAAAACTTTATAGGGGACGCTCACAGCAAATTATTGGATATGACTGTTAATCATAAAAACCAATAGCGTCCTGAATGAACTTACAAACAATTTTATTATGGGACTCCTACAGCAATCACAATGGTTAAAACAATGTCTGCAAAACAATGTGAAGTGGTTCAATTCCACAAATGAGAGTCCTGGAAAGAGAGGAAACAATGAGCTTCGCAGATGCAATGAGAAAAGACGGTTCATTTACCAGAACCGAAAACGGTGCTGTGGCTTTGAATACCACAGGAGACGCAAGACTGGATTTGTTCGGCACAATCGGATCTCTGAGAGAAACTGATGAGGGCAGAATCGAAACACTGTTCGCAGAGGCATACAATCAGGATGCTCTTTTTGCCACAAAGATTGCGTTCTATGCAAGGGATATTCGTGGAGGTCTTGGAGAAAGAAAGACTTTCAGAACCATTATTCGTTATATGGCAGAGAAACACCCAGAAGCACTCAAACCGAACCTTGATTTGGTTGGTGTGTTCGGAAGATATGATGATCTGTATGAGCTTATCGGTACTCCGTTGGAGGACGATATGTGGGCGGCAATGAAGAAACAGTTTGAGGAAGATTTACAGAACCTCAATGCCGGAAATGCAATTTCTTTACTTGCAAAGTGGATTAAAACCGCAGATGCAAGCAGTCCTGCCACAAGAAAACTCGGCATACTTACAGCACAGAAATTAGGTTATCCGATCTACAATTTCAAGAGAATTGTTCGCAGCATGAGAAAACAGATTGGTGTCGTTGAAAGCCTCATGTCCGCCGGAAGATGGGATGAAATCAAATACCCGGAAGTTCCGAGCCGTGCGATGATGATTTACCGCAAGGCATTTATGAAACATGATGCTGAGAGATTTGGAGAGTTTATCAACAAAGCAGAAAAGGGAGAGGTAAAGATCAATGCCTCAACACTATTCCCTTACGATATTGTTGAGAAGATCCTTTACGGCAGAGAAAGCAACAAGGTACTTGAAGCCCAGTGGAAAGCCTTGCCGGATTATGTGGAGAAAGGAACAAACGCTTTAGTTATGGCGGATGTGTCCGGCTCCATGAGAGGCAGACCTATGGCAACATCAATCGGTCTTGCAATCTATTTTGCAGAGAGAAATGTGGGTGCATACCACAATCTGTTTATGACATTCTCTGACAGACCGGAGACGGTTATTCTGAGGGGAGAAACCCTTGAACAGAAGATTTGCAACGTGAGCAGAGCAAATTGGGATGGCAACACAGACCTTAAAGCTGCTTTTGAGAGGGTTCTTGAAATTGCGAAAAAGCATAATACTCCGCAGGAGGAAATGCCGAAAGCAATCGTTGTTATCTCTGATATGGAAATTGACTATTGCGGAAACCGTGAGTGGTCTTTCTATGACAAGATGGCAAATAAGTTCCGCAAGGCCGGTTATGTAATCCCTAACATTATCTTCTGGAATGTGAACAGCAGACACGATGTATTCCATGCAGATCACAACCGTAAAGGCGTGCAGCTTGCAAGCGGACAGTCCGTGACGGTATTCAAACAGATCCTGCAGAACCTTGGCTACAATCCGGTTGAGGCTATGGAGAATACAATCAATTCTGAGAGATATGATTGCATCACAGTCGAATAGAGTAAATACTGACCGGGGCAAATAGCTCCGGTCAAATAAAATATAAAAGGAGATAACCACCAATGAAAACACCCTACAATGAAATTGTGAACATCGCAAGTATTGGTTCACAGACAAATCCGATTTCTCTAAATGAGATTTTGAGAAAGGCAAACGATGAGCAGCTTACACCGGCAGCACAAAACAAAGAGAGAGTATTGTTTCTCGGAATTGATGTGCAGCAGGACTTCATGGATAATGGAGCACTCGGAGTTCCCGGAGCACACGGCGATGTGGAGAGAATGACACAGTTTATCTATAACAACATGGATAAAATTACAAACATTGCGGTATCTATTGATACCCACACACCACATCAGATTTTCCATCCGTGCTGGTGGATTGATGAAAAGGGCAACAATCCGGCTCCTTACACACCGATTACGCTGGCAGACCTTGATTCTGGAAAGTACAGAGCTGTTATCTACCCTCGCCAGAGCCGTGACTATGTAGAACATCTGGAAAAAGACGGAAAGAAAACCTTATGCGTATGGTCTTACCACTGTTTACAGGGTACATCTGGTGCGGCATTTGAAAATCAGTTTGCCAACATGATTTATTTTCACTCTGTTGCAAAGAAAGCCGTTACGCAGCGTCTTGTAAAAGGACAGGATCCACTCAGCGAAATGTACGGAATTATCAAACCTGAGTATGATACAAAGAACTACATCAATATCGACTTCCTGAACAAACTGGAAAATTACGACAAGATCATTATTGCAGGAGAGGCAAAGAGCCATTGCGTATTGGAAAGCATTAAACAGATTCTCGAACATTACGCTAATCGCCCAGAGATCACTCAGAAAATCTATATCCTGGAAGATTGTATGTCCTCCATTCCTGGGTTTGAGGATGTTACTGAACAGACCTTTGATGATTTTAAGAAAAAGTACCATGTAAACATCGTGAAAAGCACAGATGATATTTTGTAGGAGGTAGCCGGTATGAATGAAACAGAACAGGTAATTGACGGATTAGATGAGGTTGAGATCGCAAATACCTCCATTGATGAAATCGACAGTGAGAACATCAATTTAATTTTTGTCGGAATCGACAAGTCTGGTTCTATGGGAATGTATGAAAGAGATATGGTAAAAGCTCTTTCGGATTTCAAAGATGCACTTATCAATTCCAAGGAATGTGATGAGATTCTGGTTGCAAGAGCAGACTTCTCCGACAGTGCAACCGTAGGAGGCTATAAGCGCATTACAGAGTTTGACACTTCGTATAGCACCGATGGATGCACAGCTATGTACGATACGATCATTGATGGAACTGAGAAGTTGAAAGAATACAGAGACTTCCTCAAAAATGAGGGAATGAGAGTAAAGGCCGTGTTTGCAATTTTCGGAGATGGGATGGATAACTCTTCTCAGCCGGGAGGGTTTGCAAAGGCAAAGAAAGCGGTAGAGTATCTGAACGTGGAAGAAATCGTTACTGCGTTTATCAGTTTCGGAGGACAGGCAACACAGGAGGCGAAAGACCTTGGATTCAAGAATATCCTCGATGTAAGCAGTTCTGCATCAGAACTCAGAAGAGCTTTCAACTGCTTATCAAAATCAGTGATTGAAAACTCCAAGAGTGCCGTATCGAAACAGGATGATTTTTTTGACGTATAAAAAATGAGAGTAGAACGGCGATCCTAAAAGGGGTTGCCGTTCTTTTTTGTGGGAGGAAATACAATGGTTATAAATAAAATCGGTCAGCAACATATCGACTACGGTACGAATTGCCAGGACTACGGAATTGAATTTGATGGGATGAAAGTTGTTTGCGATGGCTGTTCGGAGGGGAAACATTCGGAAGTTGGAGCAAAAGCGTTTTGCCATCTTTTGAAAAATGACAGCAGAATTATACATGAATGTAGTGTATATACTGCCGCAGCCGCTTTTGGAGAGATACTTGGTCTATTCGGGCAGACTTCCGGCTCAATCAGAGATTTCCTTTGTTTTACGATCCTTATGGTTACTGAAAATGAGACACATTTCATGGTAGATTACTGCGGAGATGGTTTTATCGTGAAAGAACGTCTGGACGGAACGATTGAGTTTGAAGAACTATCTGACGGAGAATACCCGAAATACTTTGCCTATAATTATGTGGATAAGGATATGCTCAAACAGTACAAAGATGGTGTCATTTTTTCCACAAAGGCTTTTCCAAAAGACGAATACAGGAATATTGGTGTAGCGTCTGACGGAATACGATTCGCCATGAAAGATGCACAATTTAAGAAAGAATTTACGGAAGCCCTGCAGAGCGGTAAGGAAGTAAGGGTAAAGAGGTTTATAAACAAACATCAGAGAGTATTCCAGGATGATACAACAATCGTATTGTAGGAGGGCATTATGAAAATGGCACTAACGAGGATAGGAAAAGAAAAGATAAGACAGCTTACCCCCATAACGGAGGGAGGCGAGGGATATATCTATGAGTTTGGCAACGATATTCTGAAAATTTACAAACCCTGTGTTGATATTGCAGCCAAGGAAAAGAAAGTTGCCATGCTCATTGACAAACCGCTGCCAAAGGAGGCTATTAAACCGATTACGGCAGTGTATGACAATAACAATAAGTTTATTGGTTACATTATGCCAAAAGCCGTAGGAGAGGAAGTAAGAGTTCTCACAAGTAAAAAATATCTGAAAGCGAATGGGATAACCACGAAAGATATTTTGGAAATACTCGTAAAGATACAGAACACCGTGAGAGATATACATTCTGCCGGGGTGTGTATTGGGGATCTAAACGATCAGAACATCCTTTTTGACAAAACTGGAAATGTGTACTTTATAGACTGCGATAGTTGGAGTGTGGAAGATGAAAAATGCGAAGTTTGCATGGACTTATTCAAAGACCCATTGATGAAAGGAAATGATTTTTCGGAGGAAACAGACACATACGCAGAGGCAATTTTGATTTGGAAAACCCTTACAAGGATTCATCCGCATGGTGGAACCATGACGCCGGATATGGATATTGTAGAACGTATGAAACAAGGAATATGTGTAATAGACAATCCGAAAGTAAAAATACCAAGAACGATTAAACCGTGGAAAAACTTATCTCCTTATCTGATTGATTCTCTGAAAAAGATCTTTGAGAATAAGAGCCGGTCTATGGGGGATGAATTAAAACACATGGCAAAGCACCTTAAATTCTGCGATGTACACCAGGAGTTTTATTATGGCAAATATGCTCGCTGCCCTCTATGCGATAATAATGCAAATGTTCTTACTAAGCCGGTATCACAAGGGGTAACAGGAGGACTTACACTTATCACGATGTTTAAAGGAAACGATGTAAAAATTGTTCTAAATGAGCAGTGCTATATCAATAATGCCGGAGAAGTAGTGGAAGTTAAGAATGGGAATAAATTCGCATACGAAAGCGGAATTAAATATCATTTTGCAGAGGTTGGAACAGAAAATATTGCAATAAAAGCGGATGATAGAGCGTTCTGGTTTACCACGGATAGAGAATATGTGTTTGATAAGAAATACAAGAGTCCGATTTATGCAGCAGGAGATTCAGTATACTTCATAAGTCCCGCCAATACATTAACCTCAATTCAGATCACGAAATCAGGCAATGGAATACGGACGATTACAAAATGTGGGTATGAGAGTTACTTTGCGGTATCTGAGGGACATTCGTGCGTTGTAAGTAGATTTGCAGAAAATCTCATTGTGAGTCTGGATGGGAAAAATATTGAGATACCATATACCGATACCGTGAATAATTATGGAATACACAGAGATAAAATAACCGGAGGATGGCTTATAGTGTTGGAGAACGGAGCCGGACAGTTCTTTACCTTTGTGTGCAATGAACATGGAGTAGCGTATAGCGAGGATCGCATTAAATATCAATGTGGGCTTGGCAATGTATGTTTTTATAACTCCAATATTTCAATACCGATTGATGGGAATATCAGAATATATTCGTACCAGAAACAGGCATTTAAGGATTTTGAGTGCGAAGCCGTATCGCCAGATAGCTGTTTAATCAAAGATTCCACAGCATTTACGATCATCAATGATGAAAATATTTATAGACTTGGAAGAACTGTACGATGAAAGGAGAAAATGGTATGACAGAAGCACAGAAAAAAGCAGTTGAGGCACAGAAAGAGATTGAAGAGGCCTGCATCCGGCATGGACTTAATCTTACCATCTTTGAAAATGGTATTGGATTTGTGAATCCCAAAGACAATAAAATTGTCATGGTATGGAGACCCAAGTATAAACCGGCACCGTCAGAAACACCACCTACACAGAAACCGTCCGGCGGAAATATGTCCGCTTTCATATTTGGCGGTTCAAATGGAAGTGGCAGATTTATGGGAAACAAAAGGAAACATACAGTCAGAGGAATGAAACGGAGGTAGGTTGATATGCCAAGTTTTAAATTAAAACCGGAGCACATAAAGATTATGACAGACCTTAATTTTAGAATCTCCATTTTAATAGATTCTAAGGATAGGTATAGACCGGCAATAGATGTTAAAAGACCATTCGGGAACAGCGGTCCCACAACGAATGTGTGTGAAATCATGGGATGGCACTGCGATGAAGAAAGTGGAGAATACGCTGCCGAGGATATTGAAAAAGCCGAAATGCTCATTATCGAGCTTCCAGTTGCTTTGCAGATCGTGATGCAAAACCACACATTTGAACCCGGAGAGTATGAAGTAGGGGAATATTCCTCGGCATACTTCAATTATGTTCACATTCGCAATTATCACGCATTAAAATCTCCTATCGCAGAAATAGAGGAAAAATATAAAGACTGCGATCAAATGGAAAGGTTACATGAAGTTTGTATGAATGTATCTGGCGATAACCCGTGGAAAGTGATTGACGATCTGAAATGGTTTGCCCGGACCGACTTTCTGGCAGATGCAATAGCGGTATTTGAAAAGCATCGAGACGAACAAGTTCTTGATGAATGGCTGAAAACACATGACGGAGAGGATTATTGCAAATATTGTCCTAAAAACGCTGAATGTCCTCATGGAATGGTTTGTTATGGTGGAGAACCTATCGAGCCGTCTTGCTACGGAGCAGATATGAAAGAATTTCTTTACACGGACTCTATTATTGAGGATGCACTGGAGGAAAGATATGGCGAAGAATAACAAACTGATAAATTCCCTGAATGAAATTGCCAGAAGAAACCGTTCACAGAATGTTGCTACCGCAGCAGATCAGATGGTTCCACAGATATATGCTGCGATTGCCATAGCACTTCACAGAACCTATGGATTCGGATATAAGCGTATCAATGATGTGTTCGTAGAATCACAGCACATTTGGGAAAGCTATGCCGGGGACGGAGCCGGTATGGTAAAGAAGTGTGAGGAAGAAACCGGAGTGACTGTATGTAGCCCAGAAGAGGCGCAGAGATTGATGGAGATGCAGAATGGGATGTAGTGAAAATTGTGGGTCATGCACATGGCATGAGAATTTCAACGGGACAACGGATTGGATATGCGCCAATGAGGAAAGTGATTGTTACGGAGCAGTTACATCATGGAATGATTGTTGCATAGACTACGAACCAAAACACAGAGAATAACGAACTCAATTACATCATTTAACTTTCAATTATATCATTTGAAAAGGAATGACTACGTTGAATATCGGCTACACCGATATTTTAATGCGTTATCATTCCTTTTTTGTTAAAATGATGGTGTCTTGGTATAGACGTTGGTGGATTATCCCTTTCTTGATATGGAGTAGTGAACGCTACTCCATATTGGTAAGCCCGGATAGCTCAACTGGCAGAGCATTTGATTTGTAATCAAAAGGTTGTGGGTTCGATTCCCACTCTCGGCTCTTGCCTCTTTCGAGAGGCCATGGGTTCCTCCATTATTGTAGGATAGGGCGGTGGCGAGCCACCCAGTAATGTGTGGTGGCGCAGTTCGGTAGCGCATCTGACTTTTAATCAGACGGTCGTGGGTTCAAATCCCATCCACGCAACTATCCACATACAGAAAGGAGCAGCTATATTGGAAACGGAAAACGTATACTGCCCTGTATGTAAGGCACGGGCAAACCGTGAAAAACTTCTTTTCAAGAAAGCACCCGGAGCATCCGGCACGATTTTTATAAACTGCCGTGGATGTAAGGAAGTAATAAAAATAGAATTAAGCAAAGAGCCTTTGAGCCGGTTAAGTCACAAGTAGACTTGATCGGTTCTTTTGTTTTATTCGGAAAGGGGAAACTTCATGTACGCAAGCAACCGTCCGACTCTCGGCAGGCGAATGTTAATGACCGATGAGAGGGAAATTACGAAAGACAATATCATATCGGTTGTATCTAAGGCGTTTATGGAACACCAGGAGAATGTGGCACAGGAAGTTTTTCTTTTTGAGTATGAGAAAGGCAATCAGCCAATTCTTAACCGTGAAAAGAAAATCAGACCGGATCTCAATGCCACAGTCGTAGAAAACAATGCTTCAAAGATTGTGGACGTGCATCTGGGATATTGTTTTTCCAACCCGATCACTTTCGTACAGAGAGCAAAAATAGAACCTACAAAGAAACAGAAGAAAGCCTTATTCGGATTTTTGAAGAAAAAGGATGAGGACGATGGAGAGAATATTGACGATTTGAAGATCGCCATGCTCAATAAAATGATGCAGGAGCAGAGCAAAGCGGCAAAAGATATTGCCCTTGGAAGAAACCTGTTTATCTGCGGTGTCGGCTACCAGATGATGCTGCCGAACAGAAATAAGAGCAGATATTCTCCATTTGAACTATTGGTTCCAAGTCCACTTACAACCTTTGTGGTGTACTCAAATGACGCATATAGAGAGCCAGTGCTTGGATGCACCTATTCCGTACATGATGATGGAACAATTACTCTTACAGCATACTCAAAGAATTTCTGTTATACCATTGAGCATGAGTTGAACACAACAGACTATCATCTGAAAGAGAATATCGCGCCAAACCCACTCCGAAGAATACCGGTCGTTGAATTTTATCTGAATGACCGCATGGGTATTTTTGAAAAGGTTATTCCACTGATGGACGCAATGAATCTTGTGGATTCTGACCGCATCAATGATATTCTGCAACACGTTCAGAGTTTACTCTGGATGCACAACTGCCAGGTAAATGAAGAGGGCAAGAAAAACCTCGTAGATGGCGATGGAGTCATTATGACAAAGAGTACCGGGGACGGCAAGGAGGCAAAGATCACTTACCTCAATCAGACATTGAATGAGAGTGAGGTTCAGAAACTTGTGGACCATCTCAATTCTCAGTTGGAGCAGATTACCTCTACACCGTCATGGCAGGAGGCAAGCGGCGGTTCAACAACCGGTGCAATGCAGTTATCCAATGGATGGCAGTGTTTGGAGATTTCCGCTAAGACGGTTGAGCAGTTATTCACTGAGCCGGAAATGCAGCTCATTGATTTGGCAATCGAAATCATTAAGACAGATCAGAGACCGTATGACGGTCTGAAAGATATAGAGACGGCAGATGTTGAAATCCGTTTCTGCCGTACAAAAACCTATGATTTGGTGTCTAAGACCAATTCCCTTGTGGCATTGCTTAATGCCGGAGTAGATGGTCTTACATCATTCAACACTGTCGGACTGTTCACAGATCCACAACAGGCATGGGTTGATAGTAAGCCTATTATTGATGGCATACAGAAGAAACTTGCCTCCAAGGAGGAAAAGACACAGCAACCGAACCCTAACGCATACAAGGATGAAGAGGGGAACGGTGGGGAGAACAACACGGAAAAAGATAAGACAGAGGAATCTAAGCAGCCAAGTAAGACTGCAATGGTAGAAGAATAGGCGGTGTGAACTATGTATAATCCGGTTGAATACTTTGACGAAATGAACATTCTCAAAGACGATAAGCTACGCCGGAAGAAAACCGCCAAGGAGTTTATAAATGCACTTGTAGACTTTTTTGCAGCACAGTTCCTCAATCTTATTTCCGGCATTTTCCTTTACGAAAAGACGAGTGCTGATTATGAAAATGAACTCATGGATCTCTATTTTGCCATGATGCCGGAATATCAGTACGAAACAGAAGTAAGGGAAAAGGCATACAGATTTGCAAAGTATATTCAGGAAGCCACAGAGAGGGCAGTGGCAAATGCCAACGGCAACGATGATTATAAAACGTCTCGCATGACCGGTGGTTTGATGAAAGAAGAGGATGTTCCCAAAAGTGTAAAAAGGATGTTCTCGGAGGTTAGAGCCACGGAAATTGCCCTGAATGAGACGAACTGGATATATAACTGGATAAATCATCAGAACCTCGTGGATAAGAAACAGACCACCCATACATGGGTAAGCATGAGGGATGAACGTGTCCGGGTTAGCCACTGGGAGGCGGACGGCCAAACAGTTCCTATTAACGAGCCTTTTATCATCAACGGGTACAAAATGATGTTCCCACTCGATGATAGCATGGGCGCACCGATAGACGAGATCATCAACTGCCGGTGCGTAGAATTATAAATCAGGAGGTAGAAAACCAATGGCAACTGCAAAAAAGACAGCAGCGGACAAGAAAAAGATGGACGATAAGAAGAAAGCAGCTTCAAAGAAAGATACTGCCAAGAAAACTGCCAATAAGAAAGCGGCAGCAAAGAAGTCCACAGTAAAGAAAACTGCTACCAAGAAAACAACTGCCAAAAAGGCAGCAAAGAAAAACTAACTGAATACAGTTAGAGCCTATGAGCCGGATGTGATGAAGAATCGTGTCCGGCTCATTTTTTTCGGTTACAGAGGGAGTAATCCCTTTCAGATAACGGGTTAGAGAAAACCCTCATCAAACGCATACAACTATTGTCTTGCAGAGACGCAAGTAAAAAAACGCAGAAATTCACACGGAGAGAACCGTTCAAACGCAGGAGGTCAATTATGGCAGATGTAAACAGCACAGCAACTCAGAACCAGACAAAGCAGCAGTCTCAGACAGCACCGCAGAATCAGCCTACTCAGGCATCCGGTACACAGCAGCAGCCTCAGACAGATAAGCATGAGGAAAACAACTCCGGCGGAGAAGTAACCGTTGAGAGCCTTATGGCGCAGCTTGCACAGGAGAAAGCGGCAAATGCGAAACTGAAATCCGACAACGACAAACTTTGTACATCCGAGGGAAATCTTCGCAAACAGCTTAGAGCTAAGCAGACAGCCGAGGAACAGGAGGCAGAGGCAAAAGCGGAACAGCAGGCTCAGAGAGATGCTTATGTCAAGGAACTGGAAAAATTCAAAGCGGTAGCGGAATCATCGGAGCGTTACTTAGGAATGGGTATGCCGGCCGAAATGGCAAAGGCAACAGCAACAGCAGAGTATGAGGGAAGCATGGATGTTGTTACCGGAAACATCACTAAGTTTATGGCGGAAAGAGACAAACAGAAAGAGTCGGAAATCCGCGCTCAGTATTTGGCTCAGATGCCTACACCGCAGTCTGGAAACGTAGGTCAGGTTGACTATTCAGCACAGATTAAACAGGCAATGGACGCAGGCGATTCACAGGCTGCGATTCTTGCAATATTAAATCAAAGTGCCGCTAACAATCAGCAGGCATAAATCTAAAGGAGGTAATGAATTATGGCACAGGGCACAGCAACATCATTCGCTGTTCCTAATTTTAGTGGAATGTTATTCGCTAAAGGGCAGACAGCAACACCGTTCTCTACGATGATTGGCGCAAGACCTCTTGTAACCAATCATGTAGAGTTTACTTGCGGTCAGGAGTACAACACAGAAACAGGCGAACAGCCGGAGATTTCTGAAACAGCATCCCTTACTGCACCACAGCCGGAAATGGTAACTAGAAGCCAGCTTACCAATGTAACTCAGATCTTCCAGAAATCCGTGGCGATTTCTTACGGAAAGCAGAGTAACATGGGTACACTGCAGGGTATCAATGTAGCCGGTCAGCAGGCAAATCCTATGGACGAGCTTGCATTTCAGGTTTCTCGTAGAATGGCAAAGATCGCACAGGATATTGAGTACACATTCATCAACGGAAAGTACGCAAAGGCAACTACCGATGCAGAAGCCAATAAAACAAGAGGACTTCTGACAGCTATCACAACCAACGTACTTGATCTTGCTAAAAAGCCTCTCACATACTGGCTTGTAGCAGAGGGATTAAAGTCTATCCACGATCAGGGAGCAAAGACAGATAACATCGTCCTCGGAGTTGATGCAACTACAATGTTGCAGCTCAACCTTGATGCACAGCAGAACAACCTTACAATCGTTCCCCTCGGAAGAGAAGTGAACGGTATCAAATTACAGACGGTAGTTACCCCTCTCGGAGAAGTGGCAGTTGCTCTGTTTGATACTATGCCTACCGGCACCGCTGTTCTGTTCGATCCGTCCATCATGGCTCCGGTTCATCAGATGGTTCCTGGTAAGGGCAATTTCTTCCTGGAGCAGCTCGCAAAGACTGGTGCAGGAGAAACATATCAGATCTTCGGACAGATTGGTTTGGATCACGGGCCTGAGTGGATGAGTGCTAAGTTCACAAATATTTCCACAGATCTGCCGAGCGTACTGACAGCAACCAAAGCATCGGGGGAATAACAGGTCATACCCTTAACGGTGGTTCCAGTATCGTAGCCGATTCTTCTGTTTCCACATCATCAGATGCGAGCACAGAAGAGACGGTTACTGATGCCACAAAGAAGTATACAGAGGAAGAACTTAATGCTCTGACAGTGGCTCAGATTAAGGCTATCGCAGCGGAACGTGGGTATGACACAAAAGAAACCGTGAAAGCAAAAATAATCGCAGAGTTCTTAACTCAGCAGGGATAAGAAAGTGAGGACGGAGCATGAACGCAAAATTATTGAAAGTCATCCTCGATGATGAAACTCTCACTGATGAGCAGATTACCGTCCTCCTTATGAAAGCCCAGAAACAGGCTGCAAATCAGCATTTTTGGGCGGATGATGATGAGCCTACCGATGAGGAATTGGAGAGATTTTACAAACGATACGAGTTTGAAATCTACGATTTGGCAAAAGCAATCAACTCCGATGATGCAAGGGGCGGTTTGGTGTCTCATACAGAATTGGGCGTTACCCGTAACTGGGGACAAACAGGAAAAAAAGACATTGAGATTGCCTTATCAAAGATACCGCCAAAAACCTATGTTGGTTTGTTAAGGAGGGATGCCAATGCTGAGACTTAGAGACCTCAGAATAAATCAGGTTCCATTCTTCTATCAGACCTACGAGGGGACGGCAGACGAAGTGGATGAGGACGGAAACCTTACCGGAGAAAGCGTACCGAAATATTCCAATCCGGTGCGTGTGCTTGCGAGAGTAAGCCCAAACTCCGGCAACGCCGAGGACTCTCCGTTTGGCAAGGATGTTGTCTATGACAAGACCATATCAACTGTCAAGAAGCTGCCTATTGATGAATACTCGAAGCTCTTCATTGATGTAGTTCCCGTTCTCAATGAGGACGGTTCTACGGACACAGAACCAGATTATATATGTGTTTGCCCTAAACATGATTTGCAACAGAATCTATGGGCGATACGGAAGATAAAGGGGGTGGAGATGTGCAAGACACCATCCACATAAACCCATTTGACCCGGACAGCATAGACGAAGCCATAAAGAAATTGGGAAAGCGAAAAGAGCGCATACACAAGTGTGCTGAGGCATTGATCCGAAAACTCACAAATCTTGGCGTTGAAAAAGCACAGGAGCTAGTTCCGGTAGATACCGGAGTGGCAAGAGCATCCATTATTGGCTATCTGGATGAAGCAGAGGGTGTTGGTATCATCAGTGCCGGTGGCTACTGCAAATATATTGAGTTTGGTACCGGCGTAAAGGGTAGGGATAGTTCCCATCCGAGCGAAGAGTACAAAGCAATCATGCAGTGGGCGTACAATTCCGGCGCAACAATCTTTACCACAAAAGACGGTAGAGAGGGCTGGTATTATCCGGCTGACGATGGAACATGGCGTTTTACAGAGGGTATGCCGTCAAGACCATTCATGTACGAGACGGCACAGTATCTTAGAAAAGAAGCAACCAAAATAGCAAGCGAGGTATTCAAGGATGGTTAAGGACAATGTGAATTTGTATTTTACCAACCTCCTGAAAGACTTGCAGAACAAATATAGCGGTTTGAAAGGAGGACAGGTGTTCAAAGCAACACCGCCGTCTTTCCCTTATATGTATTTCAAGCAGATAGGAGGGAGCGGTGCGTTACCTACACTTTCAAATACTGAGGATGGCATCAATCTTGGGTTAGAAATTAAATTCTACTCCAATAAGACCGCCTCAGAGGCGCGGAAGATTGCAAACTCCGCAAGAGAATACATGGTAGGAATCGGATTTCATTGCGACTATTTTTCCCCGGTGGAGAATGTGAGCGATACTTCCATATCACAATTCCTTGCACGGTTCTCAAAATTAGAAACATGATTAACTCCATCGGATAGGGTCGCTCCTGAAAAGCACTTGCCTGGTGCCTGCCGATGGTTTTAATAAATCAAGGCTTTACCTCTTAGGCAAAGGAAAACACAAGGAGGTAGAACGAAGATGGCAAAATGTACAAATGTGACATATCTCATGCACGAGAAAGCTGATACTCCCGGAACATTTGAGAAGTTGATCGACATTACTGAGTACCCGGATCTCGGTGGAGAAAAGGAAAAACTCGATGTTACAACACTTTCCGATACGAAGAAAAGAACCATTAACGGTATCGAGGACACAGGGGATCTTGCTTTCAAAGCATGGTATGAGAAAGCTGATTACAAGAAGCTCTTGGATCTGCAGGAAGCAGGAACAGTTGATAAATACCAGTTATGGTTTGGAGAAGAGGGCGTTGACGGCAAATGGGAGTGGGCCGGTGTTATGGCGGTATATCCGACAAGCGGATCTTCCAACAATGCGAGAGAAATGTCATTCTCCATTACTGATGAGGGCGAAGAGGCTCTTCATTATGTAACAGCGTGAAAAAGTGAAACTGCGGCAGGGGAATAATCCTCTGCCGTACAAATAGGACAAATTAACGAAAGGACGGTTAATAAGTATGATTTTACAGACAGCGAATGGACCTAAAGAGATTAAAGTAGCAGATCTCGATTTTACAAACCTTATGTGTGATCTGGAAGATCACGATGTAGATGTAATGGGACTTCTGGATGATGATACCAGAGAAAACATGAAGATTGTTAAGACAATCAGAGCGATCATCGCAGTCCTTACCGGCACAAAGGATCTCACAAAAGCCGGAAAGATACTGAGCGAACATTTGAAGTACGGCGGTTCCGTGGATGAAGTCATGGAAGCCTTTACGGAGGCAATGAAAACCGCGGGTTTTGGCGAGGAAGCCGAGGAACCTCCGAAGAGCGGAGGAAAGAAAACCAAGGCAGCAACAGAGTAGAGGAAATAGATCTCAGTAAATACAAAACATTTACAGAGATTATCAATAAAGTTTGGCTTCCCAACGCTCTCCTTTATGGAGTTTCCTATGAGACCTTTTGGACATTGAACCCTACGAAATTAGAGCCATTCCAAAAGAAGAGAGAAATGGAAGCGAAAGAACAGGCCACAGCCTTAGACACGTTGGCGTGGTCCGTTGGTTCGTATGTCGTAGATGCCATGGCAATCTTCCTTGGCAGAAATGCTCCGGCATACCCAAGCCAACCAAGAAGCATGAACAGCACAGAGGACGCACCGCCAGGAACAAAAATGACGGATGCCGACAGATTCGCTGCCTTTGCCGCAGAACATAATAAGCGATTGAGACAGCGAAGAGAAAAGTAGCTGATTACATGGGGATAGGTTGACGAACCGAAACAGCGCAAGTCCGGCGCAGTTCCCCATGTTTTCTTATTTTACGGACAAACAATACCACCCACGGACAGGGTTTTACGAAGTGAGGTGGCAAAATGCCTGATAACAGAGTCGATAGCATTTTATTGGAAATAGGAGCCACCACTGATAAGGCAGACGGTGGTATTGATAAAGTTACAAAAGCTCTTACCTCAATGAAGAAAATCACTGAGGGATTAGATACAGAAAAGTTAAAACAGATTCTTGATGTAATGCGTGGTTTCTCCGGCGTTGGAGATGATCTTAAAAATGCCGGAAGTGGTATGAGAAGCATTGCATCATCCATTAAGTCTCTGTCAGGAGTTGATACGGCGAAATTAAAAGAGGTTGCGGCTACTGTAAAGGAAGTCAGCACAGCACTTGGAAACCTCGGATCGAATAATCGCGTCAGCATCAGAATTGATTCTGATGGGGCACAGAGACGTGTACAGCCTTTGGAGAACGGTCAGCAAGCAGCGGCAGCCACAGAAAGCGTTGCGACTGCATCAGAAGAGGCACAGGCAGCAATGAACGGTGCTGCATCAGCGGCAAGTCAGTTGGCACAAGAGGAAAGCAACCTCGGAACTGCCGGACAAAGTGCAGCAGCCGGACAGACAAACTTAAACGAAAGTCTCAATCAGGCAAACACAAATCCGGCTAATAGACGTATTCAGGAACTCATAGACCAGATCAATAAGTACAAAGCCACTGTCAGCGGTATGGAGAGTGGAAAGATACGGTTTGATACCGGTCAGTATGAGGAAGCTGTGAATGGTCTCAGACAGGCACAGGAACAGTTTAAGCAGTTCAAGGAAACGGTTTCACAGTCTCCTAAGAATATGGAGGATGTGGCAAAGTCCATTAAGTCCATAGGGGATGCAGCACAGAAATGTGGACTTGGAACCTTTTCTTCTATATTAAGTGGAATTGCATCAATTCTTCCGGCCATTGAAACTGGGGGCATGGCGGCAAATGCCGGATTCCAGTCTATGGCGGTAGGTCTTGAAGCCGTTCAGGCGGCGATACCGATTATTGGTATTATCCTGACAATCCTTACTGCAATCATCAATGCGGTAAGGCAAGTGGCAAATGCTGTAAAGAACGAGACACAAAAAATCATTTCTGCCGTGAAAACGGTAGTGAACAAAATCCGTTCTGGGATTGCTGCAATTATAAATAAATTCAAGGAACTCAAAAAGAGAGTGAGAGAGAGCCTTGGATTTTCAGAAAAACAATCTGGTGCATTTGCAAAGAAACTCGGCTCAATCATCCGACTTGGAACGTTCATGTTATTACGTTCAATGTTTACGCACCTATTTGAACTCGTAAAAACAGGATTCGATAACCTTGTTATTTATTCAAAAAGAGCCGGAACAGAGTTTCACAAAAACGTAAATCTGCTCTACAACGATTTACGTCAGCTTGGAGCATCGCTGACAACTGCATTTGAACCAATACTGAATGTGGTTACTCCAATTCTGGATTACCTGATTCAGAAGCTCATTGCAGCAACAAACGCATTGGCGCAGTTCTTCTCAGCTCTTACAGGCAAGAAGTTCTACACCAAGGCGATAAAACAGAATAAAGATTACACAGATTCCTTAAACGGTGCTGCAAAGGCGGCAAAGAACCTTACCACCGGCATAGATGAGCTTAACATCCTGAGTGATGATAAAAGTGGCAGCGGAAGCAACAGCGGAGCCGATGGAAGTGGTTATGAAACAGACGAGATTGCGGATAAGTACAAAAATCTTGCACAGATGATTAAGGATGCTTGGGATGAAGCTGATTTCTACGATGTAGGAAGAATGTTCGGGGAGAAACTGAAAGAAGCTCTCGATAACATTCCGTGGGACGGTATCAAAGCGTCTCTGAGAAAGATTGCAAAGTGCATCGCCACATTCCTGAACGGTTTCCTCGAAACTCCCGGATTATTCACATCAATAGGTGTGACAATAGCGCAAGCTATTAACTCTGCATTTGAGTTCGTTGATTCATTTGTAGAAAACTTCCATTGGAGCAGTCTCGGAACGGCAATAGCAGATCTTATCATTGGTGCATTAGATACTCTTGACTGGACTCTGATAAATAACACCGCAAAGGGACTTGCACAGGGTATCGTAGATACAATTAACGCCGCCCTGCAGACAGAAGATCTCTGGAAGAAAATTGGAACAGCAATTTCCAATGCAATAAACTCAGCAATCCTTTTTGCAAAGACATTCGTTACGGGATTGGATTGGGCTTCACTCGGAACCGCAATCGGCAATCTGCTTGGCAATGCAATAGCCGGAATTGATTATGTTGGCATTGGAGAAACATTCGCCGGTTTTGTAAATGGTGTATTTACTGCCGTACTGAATTTCTCAAAGACTTTCCCATGGAAAGATATTGCTACGAACTTTGCAAACGGTGTCAACACAGCACTGAAAAAACTCGATTGGAATACCATCAAAGACGGTTTCGATACTTTCTGTGAGGGACTTGGAACAAATATAAATACCGCAATTACGGAGATCGACTGGAATCTTGTAGGCACAACGCTTGGCAACAGCATCAAGACACTTTTCAGCGGTCTTGGAAAATTCCTTGCAAAGATAGATTTCAAGAAAATCGGAAGTGACTTTGCGAGTGCGATAAACAAGGCAGTTAAGACTATCGACTGGAAAGAAGCCGGAGGCACAATCAATTCCCTTATATCTGGTGTATGCACACTGATTAACACTTTGATAGATGAGGTGGATTGGTACGAACTTCTAAAGGGCGTAGGAACGGCAATGTCCGAGATTGACTGGGACACAATACTCAAAACAGTCTTTAAGGTATTTGCAGCCAAGTGGACGTTCAAGAATTTGTTCAAATGGGTATCATGGACCGCCATTTGGAACGAACTGAAAACAAGCGTTGTTGAGGGAATATCAAAGAAGTTCGGAATTGGATCTGATGATGGAGAAATAAATACTGTCGGAGAGAAAATAGTCAGTGGCTTGCTGGGTGGAATATCTAAATCCCTTTTGCCAGCACCATTGCAGACAGCGTTGAGTTGTTTCGGAAATGTGACAGATGTTGTCAAAGGAATATTCGGCATAGGTGGTTCATCCGATTCAACCGTATTCAGCACACTTGGAAGTAATCTTGTCACTGCTTTCAATGGAGGCATCGGAAAGAAATTCTCAGACTGCCAAGCAAAAGTTACGGAGTGGGCCGGAAAGGTCAATGACTGGTTCTCGGGTACGAGCTTTGGAAAGATTTGCAAAGAGACTTGGGAAACCCACGGTCAGAACATCATAACCGGCTTTAAGGACAAGATAGGCAATGCTTATACCACCACGAAAGACAGCATCACGACTTGGGCTACTAAGGCTAAAGAGTGGTTCAACAATTCATCATTTGGTGGGGTCAACATGGAAACATGGACCGGATATGCAAATGACATTATCTCCGGTTTCAAGACAAAAGTGGGAAATGCCTATACACAGACCAAGGACAACATTACCACATGGGCCTCAAAGGCAAAGGAATGGTTTAATAGTTCTTCATTCGGCGGAGTGAATAGCGGTACATGGACCACCTACGCAAATGATATTATCACTGGTTTCAAAACAAAGGTGGGTAACACATACACCACCACAAAAGATAACATCACAACCTGGGCGAGCAAAGTTAAGGAATGGTATACGAGCAGCGGTTTTGGAAACATCAATAGCAATACTTGGCAGACCTACGCAAACAATATCATTTCCGGCTTCCGGGAAAAGGTTGGAAACACCTATACCACCACAAAGAACAACATTACTACTTGGGCGAGTAGCCTGAAAGATTGGTTTTCTGGATCTTCATTCGGAAATATCAACAATGCCACATGGACCACTTATGCAGGAAATATCATAACTGGTTTCAGGAACAAAATAGGACTGTCGTACACAGACACGAAAAGCAATATCACAACATGGGCTTCAAACCTCAAAACGTGGTTCTCTGATAGTGGTTTTGGAGGCATCAATAGTTCTAAGTGGAGTACCTATGCAGAGAATATTATTTCCGGCTTCAAAACGAAAATCGGAAACAGTTATACGACTTGTAAGAGCAACATTACAACATGGGCTTCTAATGTAAAAACGTGGTTCACAAATACCTGTTCTTATGACAAGTGGTATGACATTGCAAAAAATGTGGTAGATGGTTTTAAGAACGGTATAGGAAATCTGTACTCTACCTGTAAGAACAACATTGAATCGTGGGGCAGCAGTATTATCTCATGGTTCAAAGACAAGCTGGATATTAACTCTCCGTCCAGAGTATTCAAACGATTAGGTGCATATTCCGTAGAGGGATATAACATCGGCGTAGAGAAAGAGGGAGAGAAAACAAAAGGAATTGTCACTTCATGGGTAAATTCATTCGCTGATATGGACGTGAACCTCGGAACACGTCTGAAAATCAATGACAGTGCATTGAAAGAATACAGCAACAATTATGGAAGTGATTTCACGAATGAAGCAATCGTGCAGCGTGTGACAAGGGAGGTATCTACAAACGGAACCGTGCAGGCAACGCTTAATTCCGGCGGCGGTCTGAAAGAAGCTATCAAAGAGGCCCTGGATGATCTCGGAATAACAACCGCTGTGAGTGAGATTTCCAAGAACACCAAGACACAGGCTGATAAGAAAGAACAGACGATTGTTGAAATCGGTGGAAAGACAGTTACGGATGCAGTAACCACACAGCGCAATGCCAACGGTTACAGCTTCCAAGGAGCGTAAAGGAGGGATATGGAATGGCTTATATATCAGTAAATGGTTATGACTTTCCCCCTCCTAAACGTGGGGCAAAGCCAACTGTATCTACAATGGTGGATGCCGGAAGAAATGCCAACGGTACGGTCGTAGGACAGAGAGTTGGGCGAGATCAGTACAAACTTGACACTCTGGAATGGCCGTGGCTGACGGCAGCTGAGTGGAGCCGGATGCTTACGGTGCTGAGTGCGTTTTTCGTATATGTCACTTTCCCAGATCCGGTCACTATGAAAAAAATAACAATAAAGATGTACCCCGGAGATAGGACGGCAGAACCATATTGGATTGATACAGACGGAAATCCAATTACCTATCAGAGTTGCAAAGTAAACCTTATTGATTGTGGAGAGTGATGGCGTATGCAGAAAGTATCAAATGAATACAAGGCAAGCATGAAAAGCTCTCTGAGAGAGCGGTCATACATGATGATTTCATTCGGTCTGGTAAATCAGGAGGCACAGGCCAACGCAACTGTCATGGGAAATAATTTTGCCTATTACTCAAAGCAGACCGGCTTATTCGGTCAGCGAAAAGAGGACACTGTATATGCCACACTCGAACATGATTTCACAAAGGTTGACGGATCCATGTATTTTCTTCCAAGAGAGAATACATCCGGTAACTACTACGACACAGGTTTGATAAGCAAGCCTCTGATTCCGAAAAGTGGATATGAGCTACTTATCGAACTGAATGTTGTGGCAACAGACATTAAAGGTCTGACTATCAATTTTGGAGAGGTTTACCCTACACGTTTTGATATTTTGACAAGTAGCGGTCAGCGAATAGAGATTACAGACAATGATATGTCAGAGTTCAGTACAGAACAGGTGTTAGAGAATACCACCTATATCAAATTCATCTTCTATGAGATGAAAAATCCATATTCCAGACTGAGGATATATTCAATTCAGTTGGGTTACGGCCTCGTGTACTACAACGAGGATATTATGGATTCTAAATTAGATAGTTACATATCCCCGATCTGTGAGGATGTTCCGCAAATAGATTTCATGGTTAAATTGCAGAACTACGATCAGTATTTTAATGTTGACAATCCGAACTCTGCAATCAACTTTTTGGAGACCGGTCAGGAGATGTATGTCTGGTATGGCTATCAGTTACCGAACTCAGACACAATCGAATGGATAAGAGGTGCAAAGCTACAGTGTAGCGCATGGGAAAGTGATGATTACTCCGCAACGATACGATGCCAGGATCTCTTCCGAAACATGGATGAGGAATATTACAAGGGGTGTTATGCTCCGGCAGGAATCACATATTATCATGCGGCAGAACTGATATTCCAAGACGCAGGAATTACAGAGTATTACATTGACCCATACCTCAAAAAGTCAAAAACCAAAAACCCAATACCAAGGGTAAAACACAAAGAGGCATTACAGATTATTGCCAATGCCTGCAGATGCGTACTATCGCAGAACCGGTACGGCAGACCACAGATAAAATCATCATTCGCTCCTGAGTACGACATAACGTGCAACGGAGAGACAGAGTATTCCCATGTGCGGAATATTAAGAGTGAAGTGGCAAAACAGGAATACGCTTCATTCTCTCATAACTACACAACCGTAACTGCGGATATGTATTATCTGCCGGAGAACCAAAGCAAGGCAGATAAATACACAGGATATATTTCATTGCAGCAGTCTGGGAAAGATTGTCTGTTTGAACAAAATCCGATTATTTATATCACGCAGGAAACCGCCTGTATGTACTATGGCTTGCAACTGACGTTCGGATCTTCACTGCCGGACGGCATCATATTCAGAACTTTCAATGATGGGGCAAAGGTTGATGAGTACGAGGTAACGACAGACATTACCAAGAAATTGATTGTCAGACACGATTTTGATGATTTTGACTTGATGGAGATTGAGTTCACTAAGACGAAAGAACCATTCAATCGAATTGTTGTAGATTACTTCTCATTTGGCGATATAACGGATTTTATAATGGAAAGGCAGGACATGACCTCTTCTCCGAAATCAATCAAACAGGAGCTTGTTAAGGCGGTCAGAGTGCCATGCTATTCATATCAGAAAGGCACAGCCGAAGAAACGCTCATAAGCGAAGAAACGGAAGTAACCAAAGGAGATGTGCAGACATATTACCTTGGAGATCCGACTTATGACTGCCGGGCAACATTCAATGGGTCAGCATCCAACGTAAGCATCATTGAACGTGGAGATTACTATGTAATGGTTAAGTTTCTGATTACTGGCAAGTACCAGTTTGAAATTATAGGACACAGATACAACATTGTTGAGCAGTATGCCACAAAAACACTTAATAGCAGAGGAAAGACCATCACATGGAAAAATCCTCTCGTAAGCGATATGGAAACAGCAAATCACTTGGCGGATTGGCTTGGAGATTACTATAACGCCGGTATTGAGTATGAGTACAATACCCGTGGCAATCCAGAGATAGACGCAAACGATATTGTGTATCAGGAAAATGCGTACCGTCCCGGATTAAAAGTAAATATCTACCGCCATGTTGTGAACTTCTCACAGAGTTTGTCCGGCAAGGTAATTGCCCGTAGAGTATCAGAAAAATAACGGAAGAAAGGAAGAGGAAAATGGATGGCTATTAAATCTGTTAAAGCTATCGTAAACGGTGTGACTACCACACTCACATACGACAGCGCATCAAAGACTTACAAAGCAACACTGACCGCTCCGGCAAAATCCTCATACAATCAGTCAGGACATTATTACGGAGTGCAGATCATCGCCACAGATGAGGCGGGCAACAGCACATCGGTAAATCAATCCGATGCAACTCTCGGAAGCAAACTGAGACTTACCGTTAAAGAGAAAACAGCACCGGTTATCACAATCTCAGCACCTACGGCATCACAGTTACTTACGAGCAACCAGCCTACGATCACGTTCACGGTTACGGACGATGATTCTGGTGTGAATCCAGACACAATTAAGCTGCTCATTGATGGATCTGAAATATCCGGTGTTACAAAGACAAAAACATCATCCGGCTATTCGTGCAGTTATAAACCTACGGCGGCACTGGCAGATGGCGCACATACCGTAGTTGTCAAAGCTACAGACTATGACGGCAATGCTGCTACTCAGAAGAGTGTTTCATTCAAGATTGATACCGTTCCACCTGAGTTATCAGTTACAAGCCCGGTAGACAAGCTCATCACAAACAAGACAACTGTTACGGTTTCTGGAACAACAAACGATGCCACATCCAGTCCGGTTACACTGACAATCAATGGTAGCGCAGTGACCGTATATGACGATGGTACATTCTCAAAGGATATTACCTTAAAGGATGGCTCCAATACAATTACTATCGTGGCGAAAGATGGAGCTGGAAGAACAACCACAGTCAAAAGAACAGTTACTCTCGATACTAAAGCACCAGTTATCTCAGATGTTTCATTGGCTCCGAACCCGGCAGATGTTGGGGCAACCTATGTAATCTCTGTATCGGTAACAGATTAGGTGGTGGCATGGCAGCTAACATATTAGTAAGAGATGTGTCGATAACTCCGAACCCGGTGCAGACAAAAGGAAAATACACCATTTCTGTATCTGTTGAAGAACTAAAAGGGTTCGCATTTGTCGGCAGCTATGTTGGCTCCTATGCCAATATATCGGATAAGGAAATTCCTGATAAGTTACCACTGTCATACGTTGGCAGATACACGCAAGGATAGGAGGCGAGAAAGATGGCGGATATAGCAAAGGTTACTGGAACACTTGATGATGCAGAACTGAATTTCTCTCACTCCGTTGGAACGGTATACAAAGCCACAGCAAGCATTGATGGGTCTGAAAAAGATCATGTGGCAGTGGTAACAGCTACCGATTCTGCCGGAAACAGCACAACGGAAACAATGGTTGTTTCTGTTTCTGGCTCATGGACTACTCCAAAAACTGATTGGTACGGCTATACGGATGGAGACGGTATATATCACGGCGATCGTTTCAACACGGAAGATTTCAACCGCATCAAAAATAATCTTGCCTACCTTAGAGAAATAGCAGTTGCAATGTATCAGGAGTTCTCTATCAACGATCTTGGAGACGATAGGAGCAAAGACCAATATTTTTACGCAGATGAGATAAACCAGTTGGAGGAAAATATTTCACTTATCGCCGCAAACACATTCAAACCGGATGTTGGAGAAGCACCTTTATACACGGCAAACGGAAAGATATTCGACTACAACGAACTCAATCGTATCGAAAGCCTGATTTTAGATTTATTTAATCAGTTATTAAACCAATACAGAGGTCGGCAGATGCTTACCTTTAACTTTGGTATAAGGAGGGAGGCGTTCTAAGTGGCGTGGGAACGATTAAAGACAGACTACAAGGATGCCGTATGGTCCGGTCTGCGGAAGTTCATACCTATTGATAATGGGGACGGCAGTTATTCCGTAAAAGATGTGACCCAGTACACGGTGTACGATGAATCGTTTTTCGGTGCGTATGATGCCAACCGCATCAATACAGCCGTCAACGCAATCATGGCAGCATTGGAAAACGGAACAGATTTGTATGAGGTATTCACAGAGTTTTTTGAGAACCAGAAAGTTGAGTTTGACAAGAGAGCAAATCTGGATCTCGACTCATTCAATATCTTTCTCGACAATTTGCAGGCAACGGCAAATGCGGATGTTGTGCAGTTAAAGAAAGACTACACATCTGAAATGACAACGTTTGAGAACAATCAGGAAATATTGTTTAATCAATGGTTTTCAATGATTAAAGATCAGTTGTCATCGGATGCAGCCGGAAAATTGCAGAATGAAATCAACGATGTGGAAACCCACATCAGAAACCTTGCAGTGAAGATACATTTCAACGATACCGTTGGAACTGCTGCTGCAATAACTGTACAAAATGTAACATCCGGTAACAAATATACTGTTACAGATTATACTCAGCCTTTGTATCTCACAGAGGCAGGAGAGTACACAATAAGCATTGCGAATGACAACTATATAGTTGCCCCGAAAACATTTTCTATCAGCAATGCGGATCTTATGACACATAAGACTTTCAGAATCATGGACGGCAACGGATTGGCGTTTGTCGATGGTTTTGTAGGAGCCTATGTAAATAAATAACGGAGGTAGACAAAATGAGAGATTTCCCTAAGAGACTTGCAACCGCCGAGGACATTAGAAATTGTAAATCCTTGGTGGATGATGGCGCATTTGCAGCAAAAGACCTGTTGGAAGCCATCGAAGATCTTGAAAACATGAATTATCTTCATTGCCCGGTTCTTGCGGTAGGAGAGGATAAGAAAACTGTTACCATTCACTATTGTGCTGAGGCAAAAGCAAATACAAAGGCGATTGTCGGAAATAAGACGGTAACAATCACAAACGTAACACATGAAGAGGGCGAACCGGATGAGATTACAGGAGAGAAACAGTTGGAAACGACCGTTATTTCCACATCCGCTATGGTATCTGTGGATGCAACAGAAATCGCAGTTACCGCACCATACACCATTTACGACAGTCTCGGCATGACGGCCGAAGAACTGAATCAGATTAAGGAGGAATTGGCTAATGAGTAAATTCTACGGTTATGATGAAGCAATGGAAAATGACATTGCGAAGATAACCACCCCGAAACTTGCGCTTATGTCCGATGTAGTTGCATCTGATAAGAAGTTTATTCGCATGGAGAACGGTTCCCTTACTGTTATCGCAGGAGTTTTGATTGCGGTAGGCAATTCTGTTTTTAAGACAGAAAAAACCACTCTTACAGCGAGCAACTTGGACGGAACAGCAACTAAGTTTGAGGTGGGAAAGGACTATTGCATTTATATCTGTGATCCTACCGGTGGAGATGCCACGAACTTTGCCGCAGAACAGTATCGTATTTCCCTTAATACGACATATCCAAACGGTTATACGGCAGTTACATCAAGAAAAATCGGTGGCTTCCATTACGGTGTTGTCAGAAAAACAAATAGTTCTGGTATTCCGATCAGCGCATCAGGTGCTGCATTAGGAAGTGGATGGGAAACAAACGTAACAGAGGGGATCGTTCCTAACTCTGTATGGACTCTTCTCCATAGACCTACCTGTGATCCTACCGGAATGGTTTATATCGGACCGTTCTGGGGAGACATATATCTTTCATCCGACAATGGTGCCAGTGGTTTGCAGAGCAAAAAGGGTGTTGTGCCGATTACTGGAACAGAGGGATTAAACTGGTATATCACCAATGAAAGAGCTATGAGAGTAGGCAAGAGACTTCCAACCTACGCTGAGTTCTGCAAAGGCGCATACGGTTCTCCACAGGGCGAAGATGGTAACAACACATACGCATGGTCCGCAACTTCCAATACGGCAAGAACCGCCTGCGGAAATGTAAAGAACGCAGTTTCCGCAACGAATGTTCGCGACCTTGTTGGAAACGTATGGAAGTGGATTGATGAGTTCATTCACGACCCTACCGGATCAGCATGGAACTGGTATGACGTTATGAGCGGACAGAAAGTTGGCCAGCTTTACATGGCCAACAACACTGGCTTGCACGCGCTCGTTGGCGGTGGCGGCTGGGGCAGCGGGGTTCACGCTGGTTCGCGGACTGTGCATTGCGGCGTTTATCCGTGGGGCGTGAACACGGGCATTGGCGTGTGGTGCGTCTGTGACTCGCTGTAAGCTGATGGGGACCGGCGAAAGCCGAGTCCCTTGCAGTTGAAAGGTTGGGTGTAATGGCATACGAAAGCAAATATGAAAATCCCTCCACTCTGAAAATGGACTACGTTCATACAGAGGCACACCAGATGGCCTACGACCTATCGGTATATCTCCATAAGAAAGTGAGAGAAATGCCACATTATGAGAAATTCACTCTCCAAAAGGATATACGAGAATGTATAGACGGAATCATGGATGAGATAGAAGCATACGAGAGATCAAAGACAATCAGCCATCTTTACACAGCCGACAGGTTGAAAGGAAGATTGGTACGGAAAATCCGATTGGCACATGATCTCAAATATTCTGCAATGAACGACAGAGTATACAAATATTGTGCAACACAGATCGGTATTCTCGGTGCGTATATCGGAGGGTTAATAAACAAGGCACAAAAGGAAAAGAAATCAAAATAAGCAACTATCTTGGGGTAGCTGTTAATTCGCACTGTCGCTCCGTGGCTTGCACGCGCTCATTGGCGGTGGCAACTGGAACAACGGGGTTCACGATGGTTCGCGGACTGTGAATTGCAACAATTATCCGTGGAACGTGAACACGAACATTGGCGTGTGGTGCGTCTGTGACTATTTTGAAAACTGTCAGATTGGTGGAGCTATGGCTTGCCAACAAGGATTATTTGATAATCATTTATTGAATAGTCAGACGGCTATCCCGTCCCGTGCAAACCGGGCGAACTTAAAACAGCGAAGCCAAATAGTAGCGAAAGCGAAGGAAGTGTGGCGTAAGCATTATTTATGAAGAGAATAACAGGTCTTATGAAAAACATCTGTACCATGAAGAACGCATTAAACGCATACCAAAAAGCGAGGCGGTGCAAAAGGTACAGACCGGAGGTTTTGGAGTTTGAAGCAAACAGAGAGGAATATCTCGGCAAAGCCATTCGGGAATTGGAAAGTTTGACATATACTCCTGGAAAGTACAAGGTATTCAAAGTTTGGGAACCCAAAGAGCGTATAATCATGGCTTTGCCATTTTACGATAGGGTTATCCAACATATGATTGTCAATTACATAGAGCCGATATTTGAGCATCAGTTCATCTACCATTCCTATGCTTGCAGAAAAGGGAAAGGTGCTCACAGAGCCAGCAAGCAGTTGACAAGGTGGTTATATAATCTGGAAGTTGTGCAAGGTAAATCAGTCTATGTACTGAAAGCCGACATACACCATTACTTCCAGAGCATAGACCACAAGGTTCTGAAAAGAGAAATTAGAACCTACATTAAAGACAAGGACTTACTCGTAATCCTTGACCGGATAATAGACCACAATGGGATATTCCCGGACGGTGTCGGCATACCGGTTGGAAATCTTACGAGCCAACTATTTGCCAATGTGTATTTACACCGATTGGATATGTTCGTAAAACATACACTTCATGCAGAACACTACATGAGATATATGGATGATTTTGTGATTGTATCAGAGGATCTTGAACAGTTGAAACGGTGGGAGAAACAGATAGAAATATTCCTTGCGGATGTTCTTAAATTACAATTAAATCCAAAAACAACCATTGTTTATGCAAAGAACGGAGTGGATTTTGTTGGATATAGGCATTGGAACTCTACGAAGAAAATCAGAAAGGATGCTATGCGTAGACTGAAACGCCTTATGAAGAATTTCAAAGATGGAACTATCACGGAAGAATTTTTCGACAAATCGTTTACAAGTAGAATTGGTTCGATAAAACACGCCGACACCTATAATCTGGTGCAGAAGATCACCTGTGAAGCAAAGGAGTTAAAGGAAAGTCATGCGTGATGGAAGTTATGTCATTGTAGATAGGCTGTGTGAGGCAACCACACAACTGCTTGAAATAATTAAAAAGCAGGAAGAAATCATTGAGCAGTGCAGAATATCGGATGAACTGCATAAGGAACTCGATGATATGAAAAACGACGTGGATCAGAAGATGGATTTAATTGAGTATGATTTGAGATCATACAGACGGGAGCGTGAAGAATGATAGATTTTATCGTGAAATATTGGATCGAGTTTCTTTTTGGATTGATAATCAGCGGAATGGGCGTGATGGCGAAGCTGATGTACAATCAGCACTTAAAAAACAAAGCCATTGACAAGGGTGTAGAAGCTCTTTTAAGAAATGGTATCGTTCAGACATACAATAAGTGGTCTGAGAGGGGTTACTGCCCCATATACGCACGAGAGAACGCCACAAGGATGTATGAACCTTATCACATACTTGGCGGAAATGATGTTGCGACAGACTTAATCGAAGATCTGAAAGGACTGCCGACAGAACCGCAAAAGAAGAAAGAGGGTGTAGAAGATGATACTTAAAATTTTTATAGGTTTCGCTCTCGGTTACATTGCAGCTTGCGTGACATTTTACATCCTGCAGAAAAGAGAACGTAGGCGGAGAAAAGAGAAGAAAAAGAAAGTAAGCCTGAACACCTATGCAAAGGTAGCCACTACTGCGGTATTGGCTCATGGGATGATCCTTACATCGTGTTCCTATATCCTCTCATGGATAGGCATGGACCCGGTGGTGGATGTATCAAGCACAATCGTCAAAGAAATCGTAGCTCCATTGGTGGTTTACCTTGGAACAAATACGATTATGAACATCTTTGAAAAGAACAAACTCAGTTTTTCAGTACCAATCAACAGCACCGTCATAAGCAAAGACGGAACCACACACAAAGCCTCTGAGGATGAGGCAGTAGGATAGGAGGTCATATTATGACAATGGAATTTTTAATTGTAGCACTGTTCGCAGTATCATTACTCACAAACCTTACCGTTGAGGGAATCAAGAAACTTCTGGATAAGAAATCTGTTGACTATTCATCGAACGTGATGGCAGCAGTTACCGCAGTCGTTATCTCCGTGGCACTGTCCGCCGGGTATCTGATTTACACAGAAACGATGCTTAACGCAAAGATTGGCGTTGAACTCATTGCCCTTGCGTATCTTAGTTTTTTAGTTGCCACGAACGGATATGACAAAGTTATTCAGGCGATTAAGCAGATCAAACAGATTGGAAACCAGTAAGAGAATATTATTCAGAGCCATGAGCCGGATGTGAATTAACACACCCGGCTCTTTCTTTTTAAGGAGGCACGGATCATGGCATTGAAAGGTACGACAGCACAGGAGAGGGCATGGGACTTCTTTTGTGTTAAAGGATTAAGCCATTACGCCGTAAGTGGTGTCATGGCAAGCATAAGAGCCGAGAGCGGATTCAATCCTCGCAATCTGCAGAACAGTTGCGAGAAAAAGAGCGGATATACAGATGAAACATATACCGCTGCGGTAGACAACGGCAGCTATGGGAACTTTGTCCGGGATTCCTACGGCTATGGGTACGCACAGTGGACCTATTGGAGCAGAAAACAGAATCTTCTCAATTTTGCCAAGAAGAAAAATAAGTCCATTGGAGATGAAGAGATGCAGTTGGAATTTCTGTGGGAGGAATTGACCGGATCATACAAAGGGGTTCTTTCAAAACTCAAAGCCGCAAAATCCGCACAGGAAGCATCAGATATTATCTTGACCGGATATGAAAAGCCGAAAGACCAGGGGAAAAAGGCAAAGGCAACCAGAGGATCTTATGCAGAAGAGTATTATGAGCAGTTTTCAGTGAAAAAGGAGGAAAATACTATGAAAGTAATCATCGGAAGTGCAAGAAGAGATGAGAACGGAAAGTACGCCGGAGGCAAGCCGGGGGATCAGGACGGAGTAGAAGTAAGTACACAGAATTACTATCTCCACAGCAAAGGATGGTATCTGTATCGTCCTATCAATCCTGAGCATGCAAAGAAGTTGGCACAGGCTATGTATGATGCCTGCATGAATGATAATGTCGGTTACTGCCAGACACATCGTTCAATTATTACCATGCTGAAAAAGTACGGCAGCATGAAAGCAATCGCAGAAAAGACAGAGACAGATTGCAGCAACCTCGTAAGAGGATGTATCTACGAGGCAACCGGAAAGGATGCCGGAAACTTTAATACATCCACCGAGCCGACTGCATTGGAGAAAACCGGTCTGTTTGAGAAAAAAGTGGCTGTCACAGCTTCGACTCAGTTTAAACCTGGAGACATCCTTGTGACAAAAACCAAGGGGCATACTGTTGTTGTTGTGTCTGTTGACGGATCCACACCTAGCAGCACATCCACTCCGGCAAAACCGGCAGCAAGCACATCATCTTCAAAAAAGGTAGAAAGTGCAAAGAGTAAGGACGCAGCTATCGCCGGAAAGTACAAAACGACCGGCAATCTCTATCTGAGAGTTGGAGCAGGAACCGGAAAAACAGCAATCACTCTCATGCCTAAAGGTTCAGATGTTCAGTGCTATGGCTACTATACGAGTTACAACGGAACACGTTGGTATTATGTGGCATACGGCAACCTGACCGGCTTCTGTTCATCTGAATATTTAAAGAGAGCGTAAATCGGAGATAAACCGGATAAAACCGAGATAATCTTCGATGGTAATATGCCTATAATATACAATAGAGGGCAGAAACCGCATAAACACTGGAAACCTGTGCTACCGCTATGCTTGCACAGGGTGTTTGCTAATCTTGTAGGCACTTATTGAATAATGACTATAAAAACCCCTCCCACAGACAGAAGTCTGTGGGAGGGGTTTTGTAATAATATTTCAAAGAGAAAACTAAT